CAAATAAGTGAGTTTGAGTGGTATAAGCAGATGAATGTAGGTATAATGATAGACAAACAATGTTTTATTTTCGGATAAATTAGTTCATACTTTTAATTTTAATTTTAAATCGGACCCCCTTTCTAGGGGGTCTTCATTTGTTAACCCAATTATGTTGTGTAGATTTATATTATAAAATTAAAACATATGAATATCACAATCAATTTCCACTTCGCCCAGGCTTTAGAAATTAAGAGTGCTTTAGAAGAGCGCATTGATAAAATAAACAGAATACTGAAGCCAATGTTTAAAGATGAAGCGACTATGTTAGTGGCTTATGATCGTGAAATAGAATATTTAAACGATGCTATAAAGCAAATAATTGGAGTGTCCCATTAGTGGGGCACTTCATTTGTTAACCTAACTGTGTTATGTAGATTCATGTTATAAAATTAATTATTATGAACAATTACGAAAGAGGTTTATTCAACCAGCTGCTAGAAGTTAATTGGAGAATCAACAATGGCGATTACGATTCAATTATTAAGAGGGCTTTACTTGAACATTACTGGATGATCGAGGAGAAGCTAGAAGATAGTATGGGTAAGAAGGAATATAGAGAATGGATCGATGGAATGAGGCGTATGTTCGCTCCCGCTACAGAGGGATATGGAGATGAGAGTCCCGAGGAAGTAATCAGGATGATAGAGGCTGTTAGATAAGCCTCGTCCTGTTCAGGTTTTCATTTATAAACATAATAATATTAATTATATTTAATTATAAAATTAAAAATTATGAATATAGAAATTGTTAATGAAAATAAGAATTATTGGTATTATAATAGAAAAGGTTTAGTATGTAAGGTAATGGAAGAAACAGACAGCCAATATGTAGTAAAAGTTTGGTTGAATAAGAGTTATATGAGCTTAGCTTATATTGATAAGTGTGATTGTGTTATTAGTGAGAAGAAAGCATTTAATAAACAACAGACAATTAATTTAGTAGGTAATTATTTAGGTTGGAGTGAATGTGTTTAGTTGAAATAAATGGTGAAATAAAGGAATTAAATTAATTAAACAAGACATCCCTTTATAAACTTAATAAATTATATTATATTTAATTATTAAATAATTAAAATTAAATGTTATGATTAAGTTTGAACTAATTGATGGCGACATGGATTACAGTGTATATGAACATGTTATTGATGGTCGAATGACTAAATTAAGGTATAAAATAATTAGTCGCTATGTTAGAAAGAATAGCTGGCGTGGACATTGTGGGCATGAATGGGATTGCTGTGGATGCATGTATGCTCAAAGTATGGATTTGGAATATAAGGATAATAAATGGACATTGTATAAAGTTAATAATTACAATTATTAAACAATAGAGGCGCCTCGTAATGAGGCGCTTCATTTGTAAACCAAATAAATTAAATTACATTCACATTAATAAAAATTAAAACAATGGACAATAGACCTAAATTATTAAAACAATCAGCGCTCATATCTTTAACATTAGGCCTAGGAATTATATTATATAGTATGGTCAGGGCAATACATGCTGATAGATCTGTAATACAAGGGCTACTTGTAATATTCGTATTGGGACAATTGGTAGTATTATTTAGTGCTGTAACATTATATACGGCTAGTAGAAAGTAATATACACAAAAAAAAAGAGGGCGCGCTCCGTAGGGGCGCGCCCTTCTCTATCTGCTAAAAAAAAGATAGATGATAGCGCTGCGATGGCGAATCGCTAGCGAAACGGGCCCACGGCAATAGCGGTCCGTCGACGGCGCGCCGCTAGACCGCGGATCTGCCCCGTACTCACAGATAAACTACAATCTTCGCCCCAGGCGCGCATATATACAAATATATTTGGAGAACCCAATCCTCATATTTATAGTAGACATATGAAAAACCAAATCCTAAAAGAGCTAACCTCTCTAGACAAAACAGCAATAACCATATATTGCATTAGCATAGTATTATTTACAGTATCAGTAGCACAACTAATATGGCACATAGCTAAAACATGGCCCAAAAACAGGCGCGCAAAATCATTATAACCCCTTTTACCATAAAGTTATAACCTTGCAATTCTCTCTTTTTACAACCTTTTTTGGAAGTCCAAGCGTATATACGTACATTTGCAATTAAACATACCTTATATGAAAGTAAAGGAATTAATTGAACAATTAAGTAAACTAGACCCAGAACTACACGTATTCGTTCCAGGATACGAGGGTGGGTTTAACGATGCCGGTCCCGTAAGTGTGGTTAAACATTTCGCATTAGATGTTAATAAAGAATGGTATTATGGTGCTCATGAGGAGCTTAACAACCCAAACGACGATAAGTTGGTTGATCACACAATAGTGGAGGGTGTTATACTATGATTAAAATATCGTTGGAGGAAGCTAAGCAGAATTATTATCCCAGACCAGCAGGAATGTCGGTTAAATATACGGATGCATTTACGTTAACGCCGCTCGATGGTCCTCAATATGAGAAACACACAACAGCCGAGTTTATCAATTATTGGATTAAACGCCAACGATTTGAGGCTCAATTGTCATTTAACGAGGGGTATATATATGTGTTGGAGAATAAAGGGCAACCAGGTATACTTAAAATAGGATATACGGATCGTACGCCACAAGCACGTGTTAAAGAAATTAACTCCGGTACGGGTGTTATCACCCCGTGGTTTATAGTTAATGCATTCCCATGCAAAGCACCCGCGCAAATCGAGTCTATTATACATTCCCAGCTTAATCAATATCGCGTTAATAAGGAAGGATTCGCAGTCACCATATCTACTGCTGAGCAAATTATCGCTCATATTATCGCTGAAAATAATGCTGCTATATGATGGTTATATATATGCAAATTACTATTGATCATCTTTTTAGTATTGATCCCGATATTCCTATTAAGATAGCCGCTGTACACGGTACACCCGATATTAATACTATCATCGGTTCTAAAGGTGATGTTATTAAGTACTATAAGTTTGAGAAACGATCATCAACTAAAAAATCAACTAAGAATACATAATTATTCTATATTTATAGTATATATTTAAAATTTAAACATGGCAGAATATCTATTGCGCGATCGAGATAAAGCAGCGTTTATTAATCATATGAATAAACTTTTAGGGCAAATGGATCCTAAATTAGCATTAGATAGCACTAATTTCCTTGATGTTCCTGGTAGCAATAAGTCTGAAGATAAGACTATATTTGCTACTGATGATCCACAAGAAATTGGCATGCTCGATACGTTGATTAATAATAAATCATTTTCATATCCTGTAAAGAAAATTGACCTTAAAGAGATGGCTAAAGCATCTCGTGAAAAAGTGATTCGTTAATCTTTTGTTTGTAGCCTAAAACGCGTAAGCCTTTTAGGCTATTTTTCTTATAAAATTGCATGTATATACGTATGTATTGAGGAATAAGTGGTAAAGCACCTAAAACGGGGCATTAAAGATTTGGTGGTATTAGAGAAAGGTCGTATATTGTGCTTAAAACTTAAAAAAATATGAAATATAAATCACAAGCACTTAACAAACTCCAAAAAATTGAGCATCAAATTCGCGCTTTGGAGATTGCAATTAATCGCGGAGCACCAATAGGTGAAATTAATGCTATTATAGCTAAAATTAAAGAATTAAACGAAAGTTTGCACGAAACAATTTCTATTGAAAGAGAAGAATGGAACTAACTATGATTACATTGTCTGTTATTTTATTTTTGATTAATTTTCTTGTAGGATATATTTGCTACAATTTGTTTAGGAAGGTTGAGAAATTAGAAAAAATTGTCGATTCACAAGATTCATATATTCGTCGATTTTCTAATACGGTAAATTATACTAAACAACAATTAGATAATATTGATAATAAAGGGACATTTGAATCAGACGATGAAATAGGTTGGTTCTTTGAAAGTGTAAAGACATTGCAGAGAGAACTAAATGAATTTAATATTAATGAAAACAACAGAAACACACAGTCAACCCCACCTTCTAGTAGAAGATAATTCTATAACAGTAGAATATACCAAATCAGGGAAAGTACGTAAACGCAAACCCAAAACATCTAATACCTATTTCACCGAAGATACTCAGAACGCTATTGTTGAGTATGTTGCTTCGGAAGACCAGGAATTTAGAAATACTATCTATCGCGAGCGTATTGAGTATGGGTTTTTTAAATTAACCCAAAACATCATCCATACGTTTAAATTTTACTATACCGATGGTGAATCAGTAGAGGATGTACAACAAGAGGTAATTGCGTTTTTACTTGAGAAACTTAAATTGTATAAACCACATAAAGGTAAAGCATACTCGTATTTTGGTACTATAGCCAAACGTTATCTTATCCTTAAAAATAAAAAGAATTACCAAAAATTACAAGATAAAGGTGATTTGGCGGAAGTGGATGATGATAAGAAAATTAAGGAAGAAACAATTAATAGCTACTATAGCCAAGATTATAGCATTACCGAATTTATGAGTTTGTATATTAAGTATGTTGATAAAAATCTTGGTAGATTATTTCCAAAAGAAAATGATGCTAAAACAGCAGATGCAATAATGGAATTATTCCGTAAATGTGAATCATTGGATATATTCAATAAAAAAGCATTATACATCTATATTCGTGAAATGGTTGACGTAGATACCCCTCAAATTACTAAGATTATTAAGAAGTTAAAGTCGATATACGTTGATTTATATAATAAATATTACCAAGAGGGTTATATAAAGATATAAAATTTTATTGTTCCTATATTTATAGTCAAAAATTAGACCATGAATTTTGATCAAGTAATGTGGGGTAGTAAAAAGTTTTCGGACCTACTTAAGGATATATACACTAACTCTAAGGATAAAGAAAAACAAATTAGGGAGCTGATTGAGACGTTAAAACCATTGGTTAACGATGCCCAGTCAGCTCTTATGATTGTTCCTTTAATTGCGGAACATCTTAATATTAGTGTGAAGAATGATGAACAACTTGTTAAATTAGCAGGTATTGTTCAACGTGCTTTATCTGCTAATGCAGATGAAGCTGCTAGTTTTATTTTAAGTGAAGCTGAAAAGGAACAATTGTTTTCAGCTGTTAAAGAGGTTGGCGATAACATTAACGGACCCGTAAACAAATAATATGAGTGTAAGGGTAAGAGAAGGTTTAGCTACAATAACTGCTAATGCCGGGTATAATAATTATGCTTCTCCCATGGCTTTTAAAGTGGGGAAAGTATATGCTACTATGCTTAATCCTGAAAGTGTTCCTACTGAAGTGTGGGAAACTAATGGGGGGTGGAGTGGTATAGGAACTATCTGTTTTGATGAATATGCTGAAAATACAGAGATAGCTGTTAAAGATTTGACAGATGATAAAATAAAAGGATTATCTACTGCTTTACCCCTTCTTCCTTACCAAAAATATTTCCCATTACCCGGTGAAATAGTTCTATTATTTGACCTACCAGCAGCCCCCTCTCCTATTTCTAATAAACCTTATGAAACTTATTATTTGTCTCCTATTAATGCTTGGAATAGTCCTCAATTTAATGGACTGTTTATTGAAGGAGATAAAGATCTACTATACAAATCCTTTAACCAAAATTCAGATTTTAGAGGAATACAAACATTTGAAGGTGATAATATAATAGAGGGTAGATTTGGTAATTCACTTCGTTTTGGAAGTACTAATAAAGATGGAAATGTAGATTTAACTCCATGGTCTACTAATCCAAGCGAACTACAAAATAATCCTATTGTTATTTTATCTAATGAACACAATTTCAAAATTTCAGGATCAGATATGTTTGTTGAAGATATCAATAAAGATGGATCTTCACTTTATTTAACATCTCAACAGTTTGTTCCTTTAGACATAGGTAATGTTAGATTAAGTAACATAACATCTCCTCTCTCTATACAAGAATATAATGGTGCTCAAGCTATATTAAATGCAGATAGAACTATCATTTCCTCTAAATCAGATGAAGTATTAGTTTTTGGTAGAACGGGAGTAGAATTATATTCTCAAGGTCCTGTTTACTTACAAAGTAATGCTGTTGGTATAACAATGCAAAATAATAATATATTTTTGGGACCTTCATCTAATAATGAATCAACTCAACCTCTTGTACTAGGGAATAATTTGGAATTTTTCCTTGGTAATCTTTTACAATCGCTAAGTGATTTTTGTAAAAACATAGCTAATGCTAAATCTACTCCTGAAGGGACAGCCATTGCAGAAATAACAGTAGCAGCAACAGCTTTACAAACAGCTATAGTTAGTGTTAATAAAGATATAGAAAGAGGTAATTTACTTTCTAAAACAACATTTACTCAATAATGCCTAAGACAGACGAAAGAATAGAAGCACTTAATAAGACGTTAGATGAGTCTAAAGTATTGTATGAAGATGCTAAAAGACAATACGATATAGCTGTTGCTTTATATGAGCAATCTAAAATGGCTGTAGTTCGAACTGAACTTTTTGCTAAAGCTATAAGTAACAATAACCTAGATCCGGCAGCTGCTCTCCAAAAAGCTGCCTCTTTTACTCCCAACCCTCAAGGATACCTCAGTCGCATAAACCAACCAGGAACGGATCCCCAAAAATTAAAACAAGAATTACTAGAAGAAACTAAAAAAGAAAATAAGGTAGCTGAGGCTGCTAGAAAGAAAGCAGAAAAGGAAGTTCAAAAAGCTACTAAGGCAGTTGAGGGAACTGAAAGGCAAATAAGCCTTATATTACAACAATTAGGAATAGCTACTTCAGGTATAACATTAAAGAAAAAAGCTGAAGTGGAGGAAAAAACAAATAAAACTAAGGTTAAATCAAGAACTAAAAAGATTAAATTAAATAGTACTTTAATTGATAATCAAGCAAAAAGAGCAGCTATAAAAGCAATAGCTAAATCAGCTGCTTTGTTTGTTATAGCAAAACTATTAAATAGAGAAGTTCAACGATTATCTAAAACAGTTCAACAACTAACTGAATTAGTTGATAAGGTAAATGATCAGATTTTATCAATTCAAACTAAACAAGATGTTTTAAAAGCAAGAGTTACAAGAAACGCTGCTGTAGTAGAATTAGGTAAAGCTAAAAGACAAATAACTATTATTAGAGACATAATTAAAGTTTTAGAAGTATTACTTACTATATTGTCATTAGCCGCTAAGATAGCAATAACTTTTATTCAAGTACCAACTACACCTTTAGCTGTTCAAAAAATAGTTAATTTAATTTTAACTATAGATTCTATTACTGTGTTATTAGGAACAACTAAATCATCACTAAGTGATTTAATAATAGAAGTTGATTACCAAGAATCTAGATTACTACCTATTAGTGATATTATTGATAAAGCATTAGATGAAAACTTAACACCTGATGAAATAAAAGGACTACTAGATAGCGGTAATAATATAGGTAATATAATATATAAAGGATTTACATTTGCTATATATGATGAAAACGATCCTAAATTTGAGGTTGCTAACAATAAACGTAGATATGCTGTTGCTTTAGACCGTAGTGGGTTTATTCGTTTGCGCTCTCAAGCATCATTTACATTAAATCCTAGTGTATTAATTGAAGAGTTAAAACTACAAATCGACGAACAAAATCTTGAAGCTTAATATTTATTAACATGGAAACAACAAAATTAAAAAATCTAATTAAAGAAGCCGTTAGAGAAGTTTTGAAAGAAGAATTAGCTAATCTTGGAAAACAAAAAATCCAAGAATCATTAACTAACAATGAAGAGTGGCCTACTGTTAACCTAACAACCAAAAATGTTAACCCAGCTGCTTTTCGTCAAAGTTTAATGGATCAAATGGGAATAAACGCCCCTCAACCAGCTAAACCAACAACATTTGCTGAAAAACAAAATGTATATCAGAATATGTTAGCTCAGGTAGCTGCTGAGATGAGACAAAATCCTGGTGAGGTTAATAATTTTAGAAACGTCCAATAATGGCATACGTAAGAAGTACTAGAGTTGATCCTAGAGATCTACAACGAAACACAGCTATAGGTATTAAACTGCCGTTTAATGCTCCGGGTGTTTTTTATAGTACTTTTTCTACTAAAGACCAATTAAAATATAACCTTGTAAATTTATTATTAACATCAAAAGGTGAAAGAATAGATAATCCTGAATTTGGTACTCTTTTAAGAGCCCAATTATTTGGACAAATGACTGAAGCTACTTTTGGTGATATTAAAGAAAGTATTATTGATAGTGTTCAAACATATATACCTGAAATTTTAATAAATCGAATAGATTTTTTACAAGAGGGAGAATATGGTAGTAATACTCTAGTTGTTAAGATTGACTATCAAATATTAATATCAGGACAAACAGATACAGTAACAGTTAATTTTGAATAATGGCAGAAAAGAATATATCATATTTAAATAAAAATTTTACTCAATTTAAGGCCTCCCTTATTGAGTTTGCTAAAAATTACTTCCCTAACACATACACAGATTTTTCAGAAGCATCTCCAGGTACTATGTTTATTGAGATGGCTTCATATGTTGGTGATGTTCTGTCATTCTATACTGATACTCAAATTCAAGAGAATTTTGTTTTAACAGCTGTTGAAAAGCAGAATTTGTTAAACATGGCATATTCGTTAGGTTATAGACCTAAATCATCATATGCTTCTGTTGCTTCTGTAGATTTCTACCAAATAGTACCTATTTCCTCTGGCCAGCCTGATTTGAGATATGCTTTAACAATTCCCGAAAATACCCAATTGCAATCTATTTCTACAGGAGTAAAGTTTTTAACTGTGGATAGAGTTGACTTTTCCGATACAGGATCTGTTACTATTAGTTTATACGATTCAGGTAATTATCTATTTAAAAAATCAACTAGAGCCATATCAGCTGAGGTTTTAAGTACTAATTTTACTTTTGGTGCTCCTCAAAAATTCACTTCTGTTGAATTAAATGAACCTAATTTCCTACAAATACTTCAAGTAACAGGAAGCGATAGTAGTATATGGTATGAAGTACCATATTTAGCTCAATCTAACATTATTAATAAAACAATTAATACTGGAGCTAATGCTGATAAGGTTCCTTATCTAATGAGTTTACTTGAAACTCCTAATCGTTTTGTTACAAGAATAAAAACAGATGATGTTGTAGAATTACAATTTGGATCAGGAATGTATGTAAATGATCCGGATGATGTTATTATTCCTAACCCTGATAGTATTCAACTTGGTTTAGTTCCATCAGTAGATACTTCTGATTTGGTTAATAATTACAACCAAGCTGCTGTATTTTATACTAAACAATACGGTACTGTTCCTTCTAATATTACTTTAAATGTTCAATACACTGTAGGAGGTGGGGTTGAATCTAATGTACCTGCAGGTGACATTACAAGAATATTATCATCTGCTGGTATTGTTGCTGTTGATTCTGCTTTTACTAATGCTTCTTTATCAACTCTTGTTGTAACTAATCCTATTCCTTCTACAGGAGGTAGAGGAGGAGATACAGTAGAAGAAATTCGTTTAAATACTCTAAATGCATTTTCAGCTCAGTTAAGATCTGTAACTAAAGAGGACTATATAAACCGCGCTTTAAGTATGCCATCTCAGTTTGGCACTATTGCTAAAGTATATGTTGAACAAGCATCAGCATTATCTGTTCAAGCAGGTAATGATCCTTTAATTGATAATAATCCATTAGCGTTATCAATGTATGTTTTAGCATATAATGATAATAAACAGTTAGAGAATGCTACTTTAGAATTAAAAACTAATTTAAAAGAATATCTTGAACCATTTAGAATGGTTACGGATGCTGTTACTATCAAAGATGGATTTTATATTAATATAGGAATTAATTTTGATATCACCGTTATTCCTGGGTTGAGTAATAATCAAATATTAACAGATTGTATTACTACTTTAAAAAATATATTTGACATAGATAAATGGCAAATTAACCAACCTATTATATTATCAAATGTATACTCTGCACTTTTGCAAGTTCCAGGGGTACAATCAGTAGTAAATGTACAGTTTACAAATAAATCAGGTGGTAGTTATTCTCCATATGGATACGATATAAATGGCGCTATTCTTAATGGAGTTATATATCCTTCACTAGACCCATCAATATTTGAAGTTAGATTCCCTGATGTAGATATTCAGGGTAGAGTTGTAACTTTCTAATACTTCTATATTTATTGTAAATAAAAACATAGATGGCCGTCTATAGAATATTCCCTGAAAAGGATACAACCATGTACTCTGAATATCCCTCAACAAATACAGGGCTAGATCAGATATTAGAAATTTCAAATACTACATCTTCTTTTGGTGAGGAGTCACAAGTATCTAGGATTTTAGTAAAATATCCTACAGATACTATTCAAGAAGTAATTGCTAATAAAGTAGGAAACCCTTCAATGTTTCGTGCTTATTTAAATTTGTATTTAGCAAACGCTACTAATCTTCCTGATAATTATACTTTAAATGCTTTTCCTATATCTCAATCTTGGGATATGGGTACTGGGCGTTTCCTTTATAATCCACCAATTACTAGTGATTGTAATTGGGTACAAAGACAAAATGGAGTAGATTGGCCTGTTACTAGCTTTATCCTTGACACTACAGCCTCTTACCAACCAGATAATCCAGGTGGTGGTGTATGGTATATATTATATGAAGGTTCTCAATCTTTTGAAATAAATAATACAAAAGATACTTATATAGATGTTACAGATATTGTAGGTAACTTTAATAATGAAAACGTATTTAATGATGGTTTTCTTATTAAAATGGAAGATGGGTATGAATTTAATGCTTCATCTTCTTATTCATTAAAATTCTTTTCAAAAGACACCCATACTATTTATCCTCCTATTTTAGAAATAAGATGGGATGACAGTACATATAATACAGGATCTTTAACGGTTTTACCTAATGATAATACAATAATTACTTTAGGCAATAATATAGGATATTATAAAACTGATACAACATATCAATTCAGAGTAAATGCTCGTCCAACATACCCTGCTAGGCAATTTGTAACACAATCTGTTTATACTTTAAATCAAGCATTACCATCTGCTTCTTATTGGGCAATACAAGATCTAGATACAGGGGAATATATTATAGACTTTAACGACTCATTTACTAAAGTAAGCTGCGACTCAGCTGGTAACTATTTTAATTTATATATGGAAAGTTTCCAACCTGAAAGATATTATAAAATTTTAATTAAATCTTCTTTTGCAGATGGATCTACAGTAGTATTTGATAACAATTACACCTTTAAAATAACTAAGTAATGGCAGAAAATATTCCTGTTCAACGCGCTATATATGACAAGAATAGATTCCCTAAGGTTATTGATACTCAATTTAGAGAATTGAATTCACCTGAACCGGTTGCTTCAGAAGTAACAATAGAAGAATTTTTTGCTTTGTATGATGAATTATTCTTTAGCATTCCTGCAGAAGGAGATGTTGATTCTCACAGATATATTTTACAAAGAGAAGCAGAGTATTTAGGTGTTAAATTTGCTGATGATGTTGATATACAGGCATTATTGCAAGAAATAACAGATTTAAGACAACAATTATTAACAGCTGAGACTGAAAATGCAAACTTGGCTCAACAACTAGCAAACAGTACGAATGGCGGATAATATTAAAATAGTAGGACAAATCCTTGACACAGACATAGTAAGTCGTTATCCTTTACAGGACCAACAACTACTTGTTCCTAGCATACAAGCAGAAACATTTGGTGCTTCTACTGATTATATTGAATACTTTGTTTTTGATCTTGGAGGGAGTGTTTTAAATTCGGATTATAATTATCAATCGTATAAATTACCTTCTAATGTAGGTTATTCTCAAAGTTTACTTCCTGCAATTGAAATAGACCCTATTCAAGATATTCAAAATCTAGGATATGAGTCAGGAGAAGTAACTGTTAGATATAACTTTTTTAGAAAAGTTGCTAGCCAACCATTTAGCAATCAACTATTCATCCAGCAAATTTCTACAGACAGAACAGAAATTAGAGTAAACTCTACTGTTTTATCCCCAGAAAGTTTATTGTCTATAGTTACTAATTTTACTCAAAAACAAAATGAAGTTCCTTATTACTATTATGTAATATTAAACTTTGGAGATAATAACCAAGTAATAGCAGTTAATGCTTTAAGTACTGTTAGTGACACCGGAGAAGCTAGTATTTTATTTAAATTAGCTAATCCACTTCCTGCTAATTTAGGATTAAAAAATACTTTTTGGATTGTAGAGGAAATTATCAATCCTTATATATTTGACCTTAATCTTGATAAGTTAATTTCTTCATTACCACAACCTATTTTAAAGGGTCCTAATTTTGATATTGATTTACAAACTAAAGAGGTAGTACCTACATCATATAGTAATTACACTCAACTTATATCTTCACTAACAGGATCATACTATCAAGTTGTTTTAAATGTAATTAACAACCAAAATACTAACATTAATATAGACTACAGCACTCTTAATGATTTTATTCATTATAGTTCTGCTGAGAATAGACTATATAATTTCATGTATAAAGTAGGAGAAATTGAATCTTACCAATCTGAGATCAATATTAATTCTCCTTTAACTGCTAGTAATCCATCTTTGGTAGGTTCTGTAACTAGAGCTAGTTCTAGTTTAAATGAAATTATTTCAAAATTTGATGGATTTGAATATTACTTATATTTTAATTCAAGTTCATTAACTTCTTCTATTGTAGAATATACACTAGAAACCGGATCCTTCTTTGAATATAATATTGCACCTTACCCTAAATCTAATTCTACTCAACCATATACACTATATGCTTCATCTTCTGCTACAGTACAAAGCTGGTATGTTACTGCTTCTAATGTAGCTGTTGCTTATGATATAGATAATAAAGATATTTTAATAGACACCATACCTTCTTATATATTAGAAGATCCGGATAACTATTTGCCTTATATTACGTTTGTTAATATGATAGGCCAATATTTTGATAATGTTTGGATCTATATAGACAAATTAACAGATGTATGGGATAATGACAATAATTTAAATAAAGGTATATCCCAAGATTTAGTATATGAATGGTTAGAATCCTTTGGAATGAAATTATATAATTCCCAAGGTAATCAAACTGTACTTGATTATCAAGTAGGTGGATATAGTGGTAGTGTTGATTTTAATGGTGATTATTCTCCATCAAGTAGCTTTTTAAATAATGTACCTAGAAAAGATTTAGTATTAGATACATACAAAAGATTATATCATAACTTACCTTATTTATTTAAAACTAAAGGTTCACACGGTGGTTTACAAGGTTTAATCACTGCCTTTGGTATTACTGGTTCTATTCTTCCTATTAAAGAATATGGAGGTACAACAGATTATCAAGATTTAAAAGGATATAACCCAAATAAAATTACTTTAGGCTCAAACACTATTACAGGTAGTGTTTTATCTTCTATTAAACGTCTAGAAACATCTCCAACTTCATCTAGAGCTATAAAAAGTCAAGATTTACATTTTATTGATGTTTCATTCTCTCCAGAAACACAAATTGATGCTGCTGTTTCTGCTTCAATTATTGCTGTTGACCCAACATGGGTAATTGATGATTATATTGGTGATCCTAGAGATTTAGAGTTAAATACATATCCTTCTCTATCATTTGAGCGTGATTATTGGTTTGGAGAAACATTTAGTGAACCTTTTGATTATGGTGGATTTATAAGATTAATACAATTCTTTGATAATTCATTATTCAAAATGATCAAAGATTTTACTCCTGCTAGAGGTAATACTTGGACAGGTGTTTCTATTAAATCACCTGTACTTGAAAGACCTAAAGTAGCTCAGTATGATCCTAGATTTACGCAAACAAATGAATTTTCTACTACAACAGATAGTGCTTCTTTAGAACCTATATATGATCCTTATTATTATTATTTAGCAGGAGACAAAGCTGATTATTATAATGGTGCTATACCTGGTTCTGAACTTGATACTTACTTAGTTTTTGAAGAAAATAATAGAAATCCTTTCTTAGTAAATAATACTGTAGGATATGTTCCTCCTGGGTTTATTAGTGGTAGTACAGAATTTGTGTTAGATTACAATTCTCCTAGACCTGAAAACTTCTTCTTAAACTCAGATTTTAATGTATTACAAAATAATGTAGATGTAAGTTTAACATCTGAGTATAGACAAAAACTTGTTCCAATATATTCTTTAGGAAACAATACATCAACTTATGTTTCTTATTCTATAACTGAATCGGTTGAATTACAAGATTCATATCTTTCTTTATATTCATATAATACACCAAGATATGATGGTGTACAATTATATGGTAGATTATTTAATACATGGTCTATAGGAGATATATCTTATGGTACTTCTCCTGTAATTAACTATTATGTTAAAAAATTAGGTTTATTTACTGAAGTTGTAGATAATGTTTATTTGCCTTATAAGAGTAGTGTTAGACTAAAATATTTGGTTGATGAAACAGGTAGATTAACTGAATTAAATAAACGTAATAGAAACTGGGTAGAAGTACAAAATACATTTGAAACTGGTGATCCGCTGAATGTTTCTTTATTTGATTCTCAAAAATATTCTAATCAAGTACAAACTAATGGAAATAAACTTATCTATGAAAGTGGATATGCTTACTTCCCTGTTTATTATGCTTATGGAGATGAATCTACTCCTGCAGAATGGACTCCAAATGCGGCCTTTTCTCCTGTTCAACTTGGTTCTCAAAATATATTAAATAGATATTTTACAATATATGCTGATGCAGGAGGTATAATTCCCTCAAGTGTTACATTTACTTCTTCAAGCTACACAGCAGCGGGCACTGTAAACATGCATGAGGTGTGGAATTTATTTAATTCTACCAACATTAATAATAATGATGGTCTTTATTTCTTCCCAGGTGCAGGACCAGGAAATGGAGTTGATCCTACCGGAACTCCTATTAATATAACATCTTCTTATTATCAAATACCTGCAACTGGTATTTATGAGTTTAATTATAATTTTAATGTTGCCGCTACAGCTTCTGTAAGTAATCCTGTTAACAGTCTTACAGCTAGTATGGAAGTATGGTTAAGCAGTTCAGCAGGTGCTACTTTACTTGATCAAAATAAAATTATAGCTCCATTTAATGATATATTTTATAAAGGAGTTTTAGGTCAAGTTCCAAACGGATATACAAATATTATAGTACAAGACCAATTTGTAACTATAACAATCCCAACAGGATATAGCATATATGAATATAACCTTGCTACAGATACAACTCCGTTTAATATATTACCTATAAATGCAAACACTACTTATAGACTATATAGGGTAACAGGAGTACCATTTTCTGGAGCTAATTCAGAAACCTTTAGAACTAATTTAGGATTTTTCTGGGCTAATCAGGATAGTGGATTTAGTAATAATAATTATACCTTTATAAAATTATATAACCAATTAACTGCACCAGGAGGTGGAGGATCAACCCAAACATTGTCGTTTAGAAGATCAGTAATTGTAGATACTTCAGGAGTTGCTAATCCTGGGGATTTGATAGAATTTAGATTCTTTGTTGATTCTAATACAACAGGAATAACATCTGCTACAATGAAAGAAGGTGGAATTTTAAAAGTTGTTCCTTCAAACAATACCTTAATAGCTACAGGAACTGAAGTGTGTGTTGATCAAACCCAAAATGCCTTTTATTTAAATTCAGCTTTATCTCCTTATTATGGTCCTGCTTATCTATTTAATCCATTAGATGCTAATGTTTCTTCTTTCTATACTAATTTATATAGTACTTATGGGGATATATTATATCCGTTTGATTTGGAAGAAAATGATAAAATAGTAGTACAAATTGAAGGTTCTAATGGATCATCACTTGTGTATACTGTTGCAAGTTCATCTATAGCAGGAGGAACCGGAAACGTGTACATCTATACTAAAGAAGATATAGACGGTTATTTTGGTAATTTATGTGATAAGTTTTATAAAATTTTATTCCTAAAAAGAATACAAGACGAAACTAGTATCATATTAGATTTTCCTAAACCAACAGGCAAAACATCTTACGGATTTACAATACCACAAAATATAAGCCCTGCGGTGCTTGATAATATTGATCAAATTACGAAGAATGTAAATCAACAGTTGATAGATGTGGGAATCGATACAACAACATAATCTAGATTTATAAAAGTTAAATATTTATAACAAAATATATTGTAAAAAATGGCTATTTTAAATAATAATACTGTAACAATTGATGCAGTTTTAACAGCTAAAGGTAGAGAGTTAATGGCTCGTAATGATGGTTCATTCCAAATTACCCAATTCTCTTTAGCAGATGACGAAGTTGATTACACTCTATACAACCCTCAACATCCTTCAGGTTCTGCATTTTATGGACAAGCTATTGAAGCAATGCCTGTAATTGAAGCATTTCCTGATGATACACAGATTATGATTTACAAATTGGTAACATTACCAAGAGGAACTGCTAAATTACCTGTAATTAACATTGGTTACAACAGTATTAATTTAAAACAAGGCGCAACTTTAACAATTACTCCTCAAACATTAAACTATCTTGGCGCTACAAGTACATTTGAAGCTAATGGATACGCTATAACAGTGGGTGATGTTAGATACCTATCTACATTCTCTTCTACAGGAGTTGCTGGAGCTGAGGTTACTCCAACTGGTGTTACTCAAACACTTGGTTCACAGGTGAGTCAAACATTGATTGGTACTTCATTTACATTAACTGGCACTACAATTAATACATTATTTGGTTCTAATTCAAATCAAATTACAACTACAATAACAGTATTAGGTAGAGATAGCGGTGCTAGAATTACTGTTCCATTAGTAATAACAAAAACAAATTCTTAATACATAACATATGTCATTTGTAAGATATACTCCAGAAGATTCAGTAGTAAGTGTTGAAACGGTAGTACGCCCAATGTGGAGTGGTAATACCAATGTATTAACTGCTTTTTATACCTCTACTGTAATTACAAGTTCTTTTTACCTTAATGTGTATGCTGAAGCTCCTGGAAGTTCACTTTCTACTTCAGCATCAGTACAATTTGCTGTACAGTATGGTAACAAATATGGTAGTGGTTCTGCATATATAAATACTGCTGTAACTGCTCAATTGCCAGATAGTTCATCTATTACTCCAACCAGAGTTGTATACGGACAATATAGAACATTATTGTTAGGAACCGAAAGTGGAAGTTTTGAATTTGGTAGTGATAATCCAAATGGTATTTATGTTATTAACGTAGCTAGAAACCGATATAAAGAACATATTCAACCTGGTTCTTTAACTTTAAATTTATCTAACGGAGGAAATATAATTTCACTAACAGATAATAGTCAAGTAAACTCAACTACTAATTACACTACTAATGGGTTATTATATTACACATTAATTAGTGGAAGTGGAGGAACACAATCTCCAAACGTAGCAGCTAATGCTTCTATCTATGGTTACCTATTCCCAGACAATGATATTATTGTATTAAACCCAAATGCTTTATCTAAGTCAGCTGCTGATGGAGGAATAGGATTTAATCCTACAATACAAGCTCCTGGAGCTGATAATGATGTTGATGGTGCTTTTTATAATACTATTTCTGCAGGTGCTTATTTTGCTTTGCAATCTGCTGAAAATGTAGCTGCCCATTACTTCTTTACAAGAGTAAAAAATCAGGACTTTAACTATACAACAAATCCATCTATTATAGATAATAATGGTAATTTGATTTATTCTACTTTAATTAATAATCCTCAAACGTTTATAACAACAGTAGGTCTTTATAATGACCAAAACGAGTTATTAGCGGTTGCTAAATTAAGTAGACCATTAGTAAAAGACTTTACTAAAGAGGCTTTAATTAAAGTAAAATTAGACTACTAATTTATATAATAATGTTACTACATGGGATCATTCAAAAAGTTAAAATCTTCAGACGTTATAACAGTACCCGTTATAGCTAATAAACAATGGAATTTTAACTATTCTCCTTTACCTCTAAATGATCCTTATGTTGGCTTCTATAATGGTACTAACTTACCAGGTACTTTTAATCCTGGAGGAGAGCCTATAACTAATGGGCAATACGATAGATTAATGTATGATTTTGTAAATCAACTATTCTATCACCAATATTCAGGCAGTTTATCAACTGCTTCTCTTGCTTCTTCGATATACTATGAATCAGCTAGTGGATTAAGACCAACTAGATCATATTTTAATTTTAATGATGATCCTGGTTTTATAAATAATTTTCCAACAGGAATTAATGATTCTGTAAAGATATTAGCTATATCTCCTAGTGTGTTTGGAGAACAGGTTTTACCCTATACTTTCCAATTAAGCTCTTCTACTTTTATTATAGCCGACGATGGTAAAGGAAATCTGTATAGTGGTCAAACCCATGTTGGTAATATATTCTATCCTGAAGGGATTGCTGTAATTACTAATGCTTCTTTTCAAGGTGAATTTCCTTTACCTCCTGTTGCTAATGACGATATTATTACTATTGTAAGAAGTGATTATGGAAACCCAGTACAAATTGTTTTATCACCATTAACTAATGATGATCTAAGAGGAAATACTCTTATAAATCAATCTATTCAATTATTTGGGGGGCAAGTCAGTTATTTTGCAACAGGCTCTAACAATACAGTAACAATGTCTTTCAGTGGTCTTGGAGTTGGAGTATATCAAACCTTTTACACATTCCAAGTAACAGGTTCTTATGGATCTCCATTAACAAGCAATACAGGAAGCATAATTATTACCGTACAGGATCCAGATTGTAATTTTGAATTAAGCATGGTGGAGTATGAAGAAATAATATTAGCTACAGCTAATGTAAATGGAGATGAGATTTGTGTTGTATTTGAAACATTTATAGGTCCTTTAGGATGATAAAACAATTAAAAAATATGAGTAAAGATGGCATACGCTAGTGCTTCATTTGATGTTACTGCTTCTGTGTTGTATTTTGATACAGCAACTTATAATTATCAATTTATAGATATCATAGTACCTGCTAATAATGTTAGTGGATGCGCAACCTTTGTTACAGAATCAGGATTAACATACGAGGCTTATGTTTATAATGTAGACCCTTATTTTGATCCAAGTTAACAATATAAGAATATGGGTACTATTATTATATTCAGTCCAATTCCTACTAGAACCGTAACTCCTACGGTAAGTAGAACGGCTACTCCTTCTGTAACTCCTACAGTAAGTGTAACTCCAACTCTAACAAAAACTCCTACTCCTACTGTTACCCCAACAGCTACAATAACACCTAGCGTTACCAACACACCAAGTGCTACTATCACTCCATCACCAACAGGAACTCCAGGAATTAGTTCCACAGCAAGTCCTAGTCCTAGTGTTAGTTTAACAGTAACACCTACTGTAACTCGAACAGCAACAGTAACTCCTTCTATAACACCAACAGCAACAATAACTCCTACAGTAACACGTACTCCATCTGTTACTAATACACCTACAATTACTCCTACATCTACAATTACTCCTAGTGTAACTGTAACGCCAACTTTAACAAGTACTCCAACTGTAACTCCTTCTAATACTGTAACACCTTCTGTGACTGTTACCCCAAGTGTAACTGTTACTCTAACTGTAACTCCTAGTGTTACTATTACACCTAGTGCTACTGTAACCCCAAGTGTAACTGTAACTGCTACAATAACTCCATCGGTTACTGTTACGCCAACAGTTACTATAACACCTTCTGTAACGGTTACACCAACACTTACCCCAACTACTACTATAACACCAAGCGCAACAATTACTCCTAGTGTTACTGTTACACCTAGTGCTACTGTTACACCTACAGTTACTCCAACTACTACTATAACACCAAGTGTTACTGTAACTCCATCGGTGACTGTAACATCTACTGTTACTCCTAGTGTGACTATTACTCCAACTGTTACTATTACACCTAGTATTACTGCTACTCCAAGTTTAACCCCTTCAACAACTGTAACACCTAGTGCTACTATTACTCCTACAATTACTTCTTCTCCAAGTATTACACCAACTAATACTGTTACTCCGAGTACTACTGTTACACCAACTATTACTCCGACAGTTACAATAACTCCAAGTGCTACTGTTACACCTTCTGTAACTGTAACTGCTACAATAACACCAAGTATTACACCAACAGTAACTGTTACTCCAAGTGCTACTATAACTCCTACTGTAACAATTACACCTTCACTTACTCCAAGTAGTACTGTTACCCCATCAGCCACAATTACTCCTACAGTAACTGTTACTCCTAGCGTAACTGTTACCCCAACAATAACACCTTCTATAACGGCTACTCCAAGTATTACCCCTTCTGTTACTATTACTCCTACAGTAACTATAACCCCAAGTATTACTAGAACAACTTCTGTTACTCCTACTCCTACTATTACTCCAAGTACTAGTATTAGTCCAAGTATAACACCTACTTCTACTCCAACATTAACTCCTTTCTTATCATTTAGTATAACACCTTCTATTACTCCAAGTATTAGTATTAGCCCTTCAATTACACCATCTGTAACAGCAACACCAACAGTAACACCTTCTGAGACTGTTACCCCATCAGTAACTGTAACTCCTAGTGTTACAGTAACTCCTACTGAAACTCCTACTCCAAGTATTACAGCAACGCCAACAGTAACTCCTTCATCTACTATTACCCCATCAGTAACTGTTACTCCAAGTGTCACTATTACACCTAGTATAACAGCAACGCCATCAGAAACACCTACACCAACTGTAACAGCTACTGCTACTGTAACACCAAGTGTTACTGTTACTCCTAGTGCTACTGTAACACCAAGTGTTACTGTCACAGCAACTGTTACCCCTAGTGTTACTATTACTCCTACAGTAACAATTACTCCGAGTATCACAGCTACAGCTACTATAACTCCTAGTGTTACAATCACTCCTTCAGCTACTGTTACTCCTACAATTACACCAACAACAAGTATAACACCAACAGTTACTATAACACCAAGTGTTACTATTACACCTTCACTTACTCCTACTAGTACTGTTACACCTTCTGTTACTATTACTCCTTCTATTACGGCTACTGCTAGTATAACGCCTAGTGTAACAATTACTCCGAGTGCTACTGTAACTCCAACAGTTACTCCTTCAGCAACTGTTACACCTTCTGTTACTATTACTCCAACGTCTACTGTAACTCCTTCAGTTACTATAACACCATCTATAACTCCTACTAGTACCGTTACCCCAAGTGTTACTGTAACTCCTACAGTTACTATTACTCCTAGTATTACACCAACACGTACTATCACTCCTAGTGTTACTATTACTCCTTCAATCACACCAACAAGGACAGTTACACCAAGTGCCACAATAACACCTAGTGTTACTATTACACCAAGCATAACTCCTACTAATACACTTACTCCATCAGCTACAGTAACACCAAGTGCTACTGTTACTCCTACAATCACACCTAGCAATACAGTCACTCCATCAGCTACAATAACACCAACTGTAACAATAACTCCTTCAATTACAGCAACAGCTACAATTACCCCATCTGTAACTGTAACTCCTAGTGTAACTATAACTCCTTCTGTGACTGTTACTCCAAGTGTAACAATTACTCCTTCAATTACACCAACATCTACAATTACACCTTCTGTAACTGTTACACCAAGCGCAACAATTACTCCTACTATTACACCTACTTCTACAGTAACTCCTAGTGTAACTGTTACTCCTACAATTACACCAACTAATACTGTTACTCCGTCTACAACTGTAACACCAACCTTAACTCCTTCAGCTACTGTTACACCGTCTGTTACTATAACACCTTCAGCTACTGTTACTCCTACAATTACACCTACTAATACTATTACACCTAGTGCTACTGTTACTCCTTCAATTACACCAACAAGAACCATTACACCTACTTCTACAGTAACACCTAGTGTAACTGTTACTCCAAGTATAACTGCTTCTCCTAGTATTACTCCTACATCAACTGTAACACCAAGTGTTACTGTTACTCCTTCTGTAACTGTTACTCCAAGTGTAACAATTACTCCTAGTATTACACCAAGTAATACTGTAACTCCAAGTATTACACCTAGTATAACTCCGACTTCTACTCCAACATTAACTCCTTTCTTATCACTAACTGTTACTCCTACTATAACACCAAGTATTAGTATAACACCAACTATAACAGCTACTGCTACTGTAACTCCTAGTGTTACTGTAACTTCTACTGTAACACCAAGTATTACACCTAGTATTACTGCTACAGTATCACCAACATTGACCCCTACTTCTACTGTAACTCCAAGTATAACAGCTACTATTACTCCATCTGCTACAATTACACCTACAGTAACTGTTACACCTAGTGCTACTGTTACACCAACTATTACCCCGACAGTTACAATAACTCCAAGTGCTACAGTTACCCCTACTATTACACCAACTGCTAGTATTACTCCTACACCAACTATAACACCAACAAGAACAATTACCCCAACTCAAACTATTACTCCATCAATTACACCTACAAGGACAATTACTCCTAGTGTAACTGTAACGCCTAGTGTAACTATTACTCCTACACTTACCCCAACTACTACTATAACACCGAGTGTTACTATCACACCTAGTATTACTCCTACAAGAACAATTACTCCGAGTATTACAGGTACACCTGCCGCTTCTATAACTGCAAGTGTAACTGCTACTCCTAGCATAACACCAACTGTTACTATTACTCCATCTGTAACTGTAACTCCTAGTGTAACAATTACCCCAAGTATTACACCAAGTAATACTGTAACTCCTTCAGCTACTATTACTCCTACAATAACACCTACAGCGAGTATAACACCAACTGTAACTGTCACACCAACTGTTACTATAACACCAAGTATCACAGCAACAGCTACTATTACTCCTAGTGCAACAATTACTCCGAGTATAACAGCTACAATATCTCCAACTCCTGTATCTACAATTACACCAACAGTTACTGTTACACCAAGTATTAGTCCAACAGTTACTATTACACCTAGTGTAACTGTTACTCCATCTGTGACAATAACTCCTAGTATTACATCAACACCTTCAATTACACCAACACGAACTATTACTCCTACACGGACAATTACTCCAAGTATTACTGCTACTCCAAGTATTACACCAACACGAACTATTACCCCTACAGTAACCATAACACCTAGCATAACAGCTACTGTATCTCCAACTCCTGTATCTACAATTACACCAACGGTTACAGTAACTGTAACTATTACTCCATCATCTACAATTACTTCAACAGTAACAGTAACACCAAGTGCTACTATTACTCCTACAATTACACCAACAAGAACTATTACTCCATCTAGTACTATTACACCTAGTATTACTGCTACCCCTAGTATTACTCCTACAAGAACAATTACACCAACAGTAACTGTAACTCCATCAATTACTCCTACTAAAACTATAACTCCAAGTATTACTGGTACTCCGGCATCTTCTATTACTCCAACAGTAACACCTACTAGCAGTATTACTCCAAGTATTACTCCTACAAGAACAATTACACCAACACGGACTATAACACCAACACGGACTATTACTCCATCAATTACACCTACTAAAACTATAACTCCAAGTGTAACACGTACACCTTCAATTACTCCTACAAGAACAATTACACCAACAGTTACTCCTACAAGAACAATAACACCTACTAGATCTATTACACCAACAGTAACAAGAACTGCTTCTGTTACTCCAACAAAAACTATAACTCCAACAAAAACTGTTACTCCTAGTATAACACCTACACGGACAAGGACACCATCAATTACTCCTACACGAACAATAACACCAACAAAAACTATTACTCCAAGTATTACTTCTACAAGAGCAGCTACTCCAAGTGTTACTCCTACTAAGAGTATTACACCAACACGGACTATTACTCCATCAATTACACCTACTAGAAGTATTACTCCTACAAGGACAATTACTCCTACAAGAACACCAACAAAATCTATTACACCAACAAAAACTATTACTCCTACAAGGACAATTACTCCTACAGTAACACCTACTAAGAGTATTACACCTACTAAGAGTATTACTCCTACTAAGAGTATCACACCATCACCATCTAGACCTCCTTCTATTACCCCATCAATTACTTCAACACGAACAGCTACACCACTCCCATCAATTACTCCAACAACTAGTATTACACCAACAAGAAGTGTTCCACCAACACCATCAGTTACTCCTACAATGACACTCACTCCTACTAGAACTCCTACTGTAACTCCTACACCATCACCTAGTGTAGCTTGTTGTGGTAATGCTGCTGGCTCTGGATCATATGCTGGAACTGATTTGTATGTTTATCCAAATACTTATATTTGTTCTACATTTACAAGTAATGCTGTTCTATGGGTTAATGCTGTAGACAGACCAAATAGATTCTCAATCTATGATTCATCAGGTCAGGTAACAAGTTCAGGATGGGTTGGTTCGGCTAGCTATGCTGGTCCTTGGGGTGCTTCATTGAATGTACCAACACCACTTGCAATTCCATTTACTTGGAATTCTAGTACAAACAGATATGTTACTGTAGAAGCAGGACCTGGCAGTATCAGTGATGCATATGAATGGATACTATCTTGTGACTACTCAGTAGGATTCTTCTCTTATGGTGCTACTTGTGCTGAAGCTTGTGGTGGAACTCCTAATATTCAACTTTACTCAAGTTGTAGTGCAACGTACTTTGGTCCTGGATGTGATGTTAGAAGTAGCACAGGTCAAGAACCTACTCCTGGTTATTATGCTTCTGGTGGTTATTGTTACTTTATAAGTGAGTCTGCTTATGAACCTGTAGCAACAGATTCAACATCTACATTACCTGTTTACTTCCCTACAAGTTCATATACTATAGTAATTTCTAAAACTATATGCCCTTCAGTAACTCCTACACCAACTATAACTCCGACTAGAACACCATCACCTTCAGTAACACCAGCTGCTCCTACACCATCTATTACTCCTACGAGAACAATAACACCAACTATAACTCCAAGCCCAACATCATCTACACTATATATAAAAGGTACAAATTGTACTGATTCAGGTGATGTTAGATCATTCTCATATAGTGGAGGATTACAAGATGGAGATGTAATCCAAATTAATTCAGGGGCTAATATAGGATGTTATACACTAACCACATTTAAACCAGGAACTGGAACCAATGGTAATATTGATGGATTATATACAATTATTGGAGATTGCTTAAATTGTACTGTATAATATATGATTCAAATAGATAATTTTTCAAAAGGATCCTTGTTCAATACTTTTATTTCAAATACAATTGAAAATGAAAAATATATAATAGAAAAAAATCAAAAAAGAGGATTATGGCAAATGAGGAATAAGTATGAAGATTATTATAATATTTTAGGTATAGATTCAATTGAAATGATAACGGGATATGCAAAAAAATTACTTAATATAGAATTTAATTCAATTTTAATATCCGGTTTAGGTATGGGAGTTATTCCTTTTATATGCCAAGAAAAATGCTCAATTATTGATGTTGTAGAAATAGACAACCAAGTTATTAATATAACCTCAGAAATAGGACATCTTAACCAAAATGTAAGAATATATAATAATGATATATATAATTTTCAACCTTTAATAAAGTATGATGTTATACTTTTTGATCATTGGATGCAATATGCTCCCGAAGATGAAATGCAAATACTTAAATTAAAATATATTGATTATTGTAATCCAAATGGACTCATAACTTTTCCTGTTCATGAACAATTTTCATCTAATAGATAATTAATTTAAATAATAGTTATGAGTTTTGATAATAATTCCTTTAAGTATAATAAAGTAAATTATACTACAAACTGTATATTTTATACTAATGAAGATGGATCTAATAACGTTCCTTTAGCTCACGTATCGTTTACAAATTTAGAAGAAAAACACGTTGAGATTGTAGCTCAAAATAAAGGACATATTTTAGAAATTGGATATGGTTTAGGATATAGTAGCAATAAATTTATAGAATCAGGGGTTGAATTCCTTACTTGTATAGAAATAAATGATATTATATATCAACATGCTTTAGAATGGGCTAAAGATAAACCAAATGTAACTATTATAAACGGTGCTTGGGAAGAAGTTGTTCCTACTTTAACAACTAAATATGATGGGATATATTATTGTTCATCATTAGTTCAACATGCTCTTTTTTATGAATTATGTAAACCTTTATGTAAAAAAGGAACTATAATATCTGCACAAGGATATATTTTTGATATGTCTCCTGATAAAGCTAATATAGAAGACAATATTGCTCCTCCTCATATATACGACGATATATTTACCGAAAATTTATATAATGATTTAGTGTATAAAGGATATTATAGGGTATATTGGAATATATTTGATGGGATAGATTATATAAAATAATATTACACTTGTAATATTTATACTATATGCGACAATTTCTTTTACAACTTACAGGAGGAGGCACACCAGGCCCATTTGATGTCTATCTATCAGGCAGTGGAGGAGAAATTTTGTATATTACTGGTGTTACTAAGGTACAGTTACAAGCAGGAATAACCGTTGAACTACCCGATAATAATTTATATTCATCAGTAGTTGTATATAATGAATCATATGGATGTGCTAACGATGTTGTAGTACCTTTCCCTACTCCTAGTGCTACATTACCACCTAGTGCTACTGTAACTCCTACAATTACTCCAAGTATTAGTGTAACACTTACAGTTACTCCAACTATTACACCAACTATTAGTATTAGTCCTTCACCTACTATATCTATTTCTGTTAGTCCTACAATTACACCATCTAGAACAATAACACCATCAGCAACAGTAACACCATCAGTAACTACTACTCCAAGTATTACTCCATCTGTTACTCCTATTTGTGATTGTTATCAATATGAAGTAACAAACTATTATAGTACAAGTCAAACAATATTCTATACTGATTGTGCTGGTAGTCCTCAATCGATTTCAGCAGCAGGTAATGGATTGCAAACATATATTAACTGTGCTCTTCAAGATTCCTTATCAACATCAGCAACAGTATGTGATCCTGGAATTATTACAGATTGTGTAACGTGGGTAGCAGCGGGTGTTCCTTGTGGAAATAGATGTAGTGCTGTTACTCCAACAGCTACTCCTACTCCTTCATTTACATCTACTCCATCAATTACACCTTCAATTACACCTACAACAAGTATTTCACCTTCTATCGGGGTATCTGTTACCGCTACAATCACACCATCAATAACAGCAACTACAACTCCTACAGTAACGCCTACTAGGACACTCACTCCAAGTGTTACTTCAACTGTTACCCCAAGTGTTACCCCAACAGTAACACCAACAATAACTCCAACAGTAACAACTACACCTTCAATTACTTCTACAATAACACCTTCTGTAGAAGCATCAATAACACCTTCAATAACACCAAGTACATCAATAATACCACCTACAATTACTCCTAGTCCATCAACAATACCACCTTCTGTAACTCCTTCTGTGACTCCTTCACCGGCTGTTGTAACATTATATTGCCTAGGATTTAGCGGAGCTTCAGATTGTTGTGATGCTATAGACAATTACACATTTAATTGTACTTATTGCGAATCTTGTTAATAAAAATTATATGGCTGCAATATATTCTTCTTGTTCTCCTTTAGCTATAGGATGTTTTGTTTATACAAACTCTAACCTAACTACACCGGCTAGTGATGGTACATACTATGATGGTACCAATTGTTGGAATGTAACCTCAGGTGAAATAGTTAGTCAGGGTTCTTGTACTTCTAGGTTATTAACTATATATGCTACAAATGATGGAAGCGCCCAAGTAGATATGCATTATAGTTTAGATAATGGTACTACATGGGAATTTTCAAATCTAACAGTTGCAGGAACTTGTTCTTTACTTGCTACTTTTACTTTAGGTAATGGTTCTGGTATTTTAATTAGGTTTGGAGATCCAAATACTATTACAACTGTATTCCCGGCAAACAGAGCAGATGCTACAACAACATGTCCTACCTTTGATATTAATACGGCCACATGCGCTGCTCAAGGATTTTTAATGAACCAAGATAGAACAGCAGCTTTTACTATAAATTCAGATGAACTTTGTCCATAATAAACTACTAACCTATGCCTATATCTAGCTTTAGTTTATCTTTTCAAAACCAAGTAACAATATATCAACAAAATGTTATTTGCCATGTTAAAGATAACGAATTTAATGCTTCATATAATCCAACATTATTACAAGATAATTTGTTTAGTGGTAGTAATTTTTATAGTCAATCATTAAATTCACCTCTACCTGAATTAAAATATTTTGCAACAGCATCATATTTTGAACCATATGTTACAACAGTTGGTTTGTATAATGAACAAAATGATTTATTAGCTGTAGCTAAATTTGCACAACCTATTCCTTTATCTCAAAACACAGACATGACATTTGTCGTTAGATATGATAAGTAAATGGAAAAGCTGGGATGTTATAAATCCTGAAAAGTATTTTGGATTTGTTTATAAAATAATTAACTTAAAAACAGGAAAGTTTTATATTGGTAAAAAAGTGTTTTGGAATAATAAAAAACACAAACTTACCAAAAAACAACTCGCTGAACAGTCAGGACCAGGACGTAAACCAACTCATGAAGTAATTCGCACTGAAAGCGACTGGCAAAAATATTGGGGTTCAAATAAACAGTTACTCGCAGATATTAAACAATACGGAGAAGATAATTTTGATTGCTGGATTCTTAAGCAATGTCGCACTAAAAAAGAACTTACCTATTACGAAATGCATTACCAGTGTAAAGAAGAAGTACTAATAGGTAAAAACAGATCATATAACGATAATATACTAGGAAAGTTTTTCACAAAAGATTTGGAAGCCTAAGAAATCCCCATTAGCTTTACCCTACAGGAGGTTTAAAAAGTTATGAATGAAGAAGGAATAAGGGAGAAAATGTTGGTGGTATTGGTAGAGTCTGTCCTAGGTAAAGGACGTTCAACCGCCCGTAACAACATGGCATTTAGTTGTCCTTTTTGTCACCACTCCAAAACCAAATTAGAAATTCAAGTTCACACAAATGAAAAAAAGGAAAATCCTTGGCACTGTTGGGTATGTGGTGAAAAGGGTAAAACACTTTCTTCCTTATTTAAAAAAATAAAGGCACCATCTCACAAAATTGCCGAACTTAATTCCCTTATTAAACCTGGAAAGAAACAAGAAAATCAAATCCACAATCTTTCCCTTCCCAAAGAATTTATCCCACTAAATACCACACCCAGCCTAGATAAAATTACACAAATCGAAGCACGACATGCCCTTAAGTTTCTTAAACAACGTGGTATTACTGAAAATGATATTATAAAATACAATATTGGTTTTTGTGCTGAAGGTAATTTTGCAAAACGTATTGTTGTTCCATCATATGATGAAAACGGTATATTAAACTTCTTTTCATCACGCACTTATCTCTCAGATGACCCACAAAAATATAAAAACCCAGCAGTCGATAGAAATATCATTACGTGGGAATATTATATTAATTGGAATGCACCTATTATCCTTGTAGAAGGTATTTTTGATGCTCTAACTATTAAACGCAACGTTATTCCGCTTCTAGGAAAAACAATTTCAGAAGCACTAATGAAAAAAATAGTTGGTTCTCAAGTACAAAAAGTGTACATTGCCCTAGATAATGATGCTTTAAAAGAAGCAATTAAACATTGTGAAAGGTTATTGTCATTTGGTAAAGAAGTATATTTGGTAGAGTTAGGAGGAAAAGATGCAAACGAAATTGGCTTCGAGCGCTTCCTAGAGAACATCGAAGCCACTCCTCCTCTTACTTTTTCTACCCTTGTAAGTAAAAAATTAGAACTAGCATGATAGATAAAAATGTAAATATTATTAAAGATCCAAAAATTAAACGCATTGTAGAATATAGTGCGGATAATAAACAAATTAATGTTTTGGATCAACGTTTTTATAGACGAAATGAAGAATATTATCCTTCCGTTTCATCTATTTTAAATTATTTCCCTAAAAACCAATTTTTCCATTCTTGGCTTAAAGATGTAGGACATAATAGTGATATTATTGCTTCTAAAGCAGCTGCTGAAGGTACTCAAGTACACAATGCTGTTGAATCTTTTATTAATGGAAATGAAATAAATTGGATTGATGAATATGGAAATGCAATTTACTCTCTTGATGTTTGGAAAATGATCCTTAAATTTGCAGACTTTTGGAATACCCACAAACCAGAATTAATAGCAACTGAATATCATCTATTTTCAGATAATCACAAGTATGCAGGTACTGCTGACTTGATTGTTAAATTAAAAGGTAAAGTATGGTTGATGGATATTAAAACATCTAATTCACTTCATACATCATATGATCTGCAGTTAGCATCATATGCTAAAGCATGGACCGAAACACATGATACTCCAATTGAGGAAACAGGTATTTTGTGGTTAAAAGCTGCTACTAGGGGTGAGGGAAAAGGTGATGCAATTCAAGGTAAAGGATGGCAATTAAAAACAATAGGTGATATTGATCGTAATTTTGAAATGTTTCTTAAAATATACGACATATACAAACTAGAAAACCCCGACTCTAAGCCTATTACGGAACTATTACCAGTATCAATTAAATTAAGTTAAAATATTTATTTATGTGAATAATCATTTGACAATAGTAATTCCTTGCAAAAATGAAGGTAAAGGGATAATAGACGTTATTAAATTAATTCTATTACAAATAAATTGTAAAATAGTAATAGCAGACTCTTCAGATGATGAAGGGTCTCTTTTATTATTACAAAAATGTGCCTCATCACATTCAAATATACAATTAGTAGAGGGTGGATTACCATCTATAGCTCGCAATAATGGTGCTAAATTAGTTACTACTCCTTATGTTTTATTTTTAGATGCTGATTCTTATGTCTTTAATCCATTTTTGATAGAAGAATGTGTTATAACAGCTATAAAAGGAAACTATGATTTAGTTACTTGTAAATTTAGAACAGATAAACCCTACAGATGGGTGTATAGAGTTTTTGATGTAATACAATGGTTTAGTTCATTTACTAAACCGTTTGCTTTAGGAGGTTTTATGTTATTTAAAACAGAAACTTTTAACCAATTAGGAAAATTCAATGAACAAGATCAAGTTGCTGAAGACTACAGGCTCAGCTCAAAAATTAAACCTAAAAAGTTTAAAATCATTAATGGTTATGTATATACTCCAAGTAGAAGATTTAGTAAAAAAGGTGTATGGTATATGATTAAACTAATGTTAAGCTCTTGGATTAATAGAAATAATAATGAATTTTTTAAACATGATCAAAACTATTGGAATGAAAAAGAAAATTAAATTTGAATTAATAATGGTTTTAGCAAGTGTGGGAACCATATTATTAATCATTTTAGCTTCTAAATTATGAGTACTTATAAAGCAATAATAGTATCTGATTTACATTTAGGAACAAAAGATAGTAAAGCAGAAGAATTTATAGAATTTTTAGAAAAACATCCAACTGAATTACTCATATTAAATGGTGATATAATTGATGGATGGGCTTTAAATAGAGGAGCTAAGTGGAAAAAGAAACATACTAAAGTTATCTCTAAACTACTTAAATTATCTAATAAAACTCAAATTATTTGGATAAGGGGCAACCATGATGAATTTATACAAGAATTTATAGGAAGTCATTTCGGTGGAATAGAAGTAAGAGAGGACTATAAAATACAATATCTAGAGCATATAGAATATGACAACTGGAAAGAAAGATGTTATTATATTTTCCATGGAGATGTAATAGATGTTTTTATTACAAAATATAATTGGCTATCAAAACTTGGATCAATAGGATATGACCTTGCTCTGTGGGCAAACAGACAATATAACAAATATAGAAAATGGAGAAAATTACCATACCAATCTATATCTCAAAAAATAAAAACCAGCGTAAAAACAGCAGTAAGTTATGTAAATGATTTTGAAGTAACTGCTTTAAAAATGGCTGAAAAACAAGGATGCGACGGCGTCATTTGCGGCCATATTCATCAACCAGAAGACAGAATGATAGACGGTAAAAGATATCTAAATTCTGGTGATTGGGTGGAAAATATGAGTGCTATTTTGATTGACCGCCAAGGACACATATCTTTATATAAATAATAATATATTTTTTATTATATTTATATACATGGGAAAAAATCTAAATAAAGAACTAGTTAAGGAATTCATGAAACATGTAATGGATGAACTTCAACTAGAAAAACTACCTAAAATAACAATGTCTAATGACTCACAAGAAGCAATTGACTTACGCTCTTGGGGTGGATATAGACCATCAACAAAATCAATCCATATAGTAACAGCCAAAAGACACCCAGCGGATATTTTCAGAACATTAGCACATGAACTAGTACATTATAAACAAGATCTAGAAAATCGCTTAAAACCGGGATCAGGAGAAACAGGTAGTGATGATGAAAATGAAGCTAATTCTAGAGCAGCTGTTATTATGCGCAATTTTGCTCAAGCAAAACCTAATTTATTTGAGCATTTAACCAAAGAAGGTGAATATGGAAAGTATCTATTTGGTGATAAGGAATCTGGTGTTAAAATAGGTTGGTATAAAGATGAAGTTGAAATAGATACCCCTGCTGAAAGATTATTATTTAATTTTTTAAAGAAATATGCTGATTCTGAAGCTAATGTATATAGTACTGTAAATTTAGATTCATATTTAGGAACTTTTAAAAAGCTAAAAGCAGAATATCCTGAAATAGTTGATTCAAATTTATCTCCAAATACTTACATTTATAGAGGAACTGTTATAAGTGAGGAAAAAGCAGCAGCATTATTTAATAGTCCGAATAAAGAAGAAACTAAAGACAATATTATAATCCCTAATCAGGAATATTCATCACGCAGAAAAGTGTCATCTTGGAGCACACGCTATTTCCCCGCAGCATCATTTGCAATGAGTACTGCTGAAAGAGGAGGTGAGGGTGTACCTGTAGTAATGAGAGCTAAAGCAGGTGATGCTGATTTATTTTTTAATCCTAAATTCATGGACAAACTGAGTGATCAACTTGAAGATGAAGTAATTAATGGTACTAATCCTATGAAAGTAGATGTTATGCTGATCAAAAACTACGAGGATGAATTTGAAGATATTGAAAGTGGATATTTAAGCACAAAATAAAGTTATGAAAGAAACACAATTAAAAAAACAATTTACAGAAAGAGATTTACAACGTATCAGAAATCTAGTACAAAAGAAAGGTAACGAAAAAACTGTTACTTCTGTTGGATACACTAAAGCAGAAGAACGCCATGTTGAAGGTGATGTTTGGGAAGAAAATGGTAAAACATGGACTATTAAAAATGGTGTTAAACGCACTATTCGTAAAGTAGATGCTACGGGTGTACCTTTACTTTGCCCTAAATGTTCTAAGCCAATGAAACATCATTTTGATAAGCAAATGTATGGTATTCATCAAATGTGTTTACACTGTGTTACTGAAATGGAAGGTTTATTAAAACTAGAAGGTAAATATGAAGAATACGAAAAAGAAATGATTCGTAAAAATGCCCAATATTATGTTGACAATGTGATTAATGGTGTTGATCACTTTTTAGATGATTTGATTAATGAAACTTATGTAATGGAAGATGGTACTATTCAAAATTGGGTAGGAAACGGGTTAGATAAGCAAGAAGTTAAAAAACAAATCATGGAAAAAATACAACAATTAAAAGATAAAATAAATTCTTAATATTTATATGTAAAATCAAATATCTCTTTATATATGGATAACGTTTGGACAGTATTTGTTACAGCAATAACGGTTTTGGGTGGAACAACAGCCTTCCGTTTTTACGAAAAACGAGCACTGTACCGTGAACGCGATGCTGATTTTATTCGCCATGATTGCAAAGATAGAATAGCTAAATTAGAAGCCCTATTAGAAGAATCATCTAGAGAGAAAGATGAAATGCGCAATTTAATATTACAATTAACAGCCCAAGTAGCTGAATTACGTACTAAAGTTGAATTCTTTGAAAAACAAACCAATGCATAGCTTAACAGAACTACTAGGACTAATTACAGAAGGTAAAATTGAATATCCAGCAAACCATAAACCTGGTATGCGTGTAACTAAAGGTGGTTCAATGTGTGCTAATTGTGAATATTGGGTTGAAAAAGGTAATTTGTGCAACAACAAATATTGGTTGCAATGGCGTGATGGCGATGCTAAAGTTCCCGCTCCTGCAGACGAATATTGTTGTAATTGGTGGCACGCAAAATAATATAATATGAAAAGACAAGCAATTTACGAGGTTGATGACTGTGGATGTAATGGTCCTAAATTAATTCTTCAAGAAGGATGGGATCTAGTTACTATATCTGAAGGGTTAAAATATCACATTCAAGAAGGTAGAATGTTAATTCATAACATTTATCGCCCATTATCTGAAAACTATTTTGCATTGTTTCGTGAAGCACGTGAGTTATATGAAGATGGTTTACTTTCTATAACCGAACAAGATGCTGAATTACTTGAATCTAATATTGGAGAATACTCATTCTATAATGGAATTAAAGTACCACTTGATTATCCTATTTCAGTTGATGAATTAGTTCAATTACATGAGGAATTAGAGCTTGAAGAAGCAGATAAAAAGAAAAAAAATCCACCAATTGGAAAACCAAAGCGTGGTGGTTCAAAGAAATTTTATGTTTACGTTAGAGATAAAGGAAAAATTAAAAAAGTATCATTTGGTGACACTACAGGATTGCGCGCAAAATTAAATAATCCAAAAGCACGTCAGGCATTCTCAAAACGTCATGATTGTCCAAATAAAAAAGATAGAACAAAAGCATCATACTGGAGCTGTCGCTTACCACGTTATGCTAAACTATTAGGTTTTAAAACATCATTTAGTGGATATTGGTAATATATAACATATGATTAAACTAATAGACATATTAAAGGAAGCTAATATTATCAAAGTCCCAGAAGAAGTACTATCTCAACTTGAAGATGTTTATAACTACACAAAAAGTAATATTGATAAGTTAAAAGAAACTGCTCCTGAAGATTATAATAGTCCTTTAATTATTCCTAGATATAACAAATATTTTAAATTTAATGACTTATCAGGAAAAGAAATTCAAGTGTCTATAGGATATTACAACAACCCCACAGATTTAGGAGCTGGTAGAATGAATACTATAGATGATATAATGCTGATAAATCTAGCTTTTTTTGGAGATAAAGAAGATTTTTTAGAATTAGGTGAACACGAGTTAGTTCATGCAATGGACCCAAAACTTAGAGATATAGAATTAATGGGTAGGGAGTATGCAAAGAAAGGTGCTGAACCTGATCAAATGGATAAATACTTAAAATCTCCATGGGAGTTTGATGCTTTTACTTCTTATCTTATTAACAAACTAAAAAGATCTAGAAGCAGAATTGATGATAAGGATTATTTTGATAAAAATATAAAACAACTTCTATCGGCACTAAAAAATAAAAGTGTTGAGGAAATTATAAATGATGATGAATTACTTAGAAATGCTTGGTTTTTTTCTAATAAAGAATGGAAAGAAGAAAACTGGTCTAATGTTTTATACGAATTTCAAAAAGAGATGGAAAGGATGAAAGCCTGGGCCTCTAAACCTACCCTATACAAAAAATTCCTACAGAGATATGCTAATGTTGTAAAATAAAAAAATGATTAAATTAACAGATATATTAACTGAAATAAAAGAAACATTTGAAAGTTTTGCTATTACTCGTGGTAAAGGTGCTGCTAAAATAGCATCAACTGCTGAAGAAAAAGGTGGGTTGTCATTATTAACATGGCATCACTTTAAAGTAAAAGCTCCATATTATAAAAAAGCAGCTGAGGGTAAATTTGATATAGAAAAAGCTAAAAGTGAATTTGAGGATACCTATAAAAAAATATCACTAGATATGACTCAAACTGAATTTCAAAGAGAAGTGGGGCGTTTAGAAGTATTAGGCGAACTTCTAATTAGAAATAAAAAGTGATTAAATTAATAGATATATTAAATGAAATTGACCCTAAAGTAGGTACAGGTAAAAAACCTAAAGGATCAGGTCGTCGTCTATACACAGATGAAGATCCAACAGATACAGTACGTGTCAAGTTTAAAACAGCTCAAGATATAAAAGATACTTTATCTAAAGAATCATTTAAGTCCAAATCACATGCTCGCCAATCACAAATTATTAACTTAATCCACCAGCGTGTAAGAGCAGCATATGGTAAAGCTAAAAATCCGGATGTAAAATCTCGTTTAAAACGTGCTTTAGATTATATTGAAAAACGCAAAGAAGCATCTAAAGAAAAAACACAACGTTTGAATAAAAATAAATAGTTATGAATTATCCGTATACTGATATAGAAAACAATGATTTCTATATTATACGTGAATTTAATGAGAATATAGATCCTATCGAACTATTATGGCACCGTGATGGTGAAGATCGCACAATAGAAATAATAGGACATACTGACTGGCAAATACAACTTGACAATCAATTGCCTACCTCGCTAAATCAATCAATATTTATACCGAGACACACTTGGCATCGTGCTATAAAAGGTACGGGATCTTTATGTTTAAAAATATATAAGCGTTGATTAAATTAACAGACATACTAGCGGAAATATTAACTGAAAAAAAGTTATGCAAAAAAGGCAAAGCTTATTATAATCGTCGTATTGCCGCTGGTGAAAAACCATCTGCTTACTTATCAGGACGTGCTGTTAAAGTGTGTAAAGGATTAATGAAAGAAGATGAAGATAACTTTAGAGGTATTAATCCATCTGAAGCATATAACGATGTTGATGCTATTGATACATTAAAAGATAAAAAACGTGATGTTGCTTTTATAGTAGCAAAATCAAATACTCCTGAAAATTGGGAATACGTTCAAAAAGTTATACAAGATAACGGTATTAAAGTAATGTATGTAAAGGGAAACCCATATGATGCATATGTTGCTTATTTACCTGGTAGTGAAAATAAAGCTACACAATTAAAAAATTTAGCTGAAAAATATGGCGGCTATTTAGCATCAAACGCTACAGCAGACGATACTAGAAAAATAGGTAAATTATTAGGATATAAAGAAGATAAAATAGAACAATATATTAAAGATAGATATATTGATGAATCTTTAAAAGAAATATTTCATGATAAAATAATTAAATGCAGAAAGTGTGGATGGGAATGGAAATTATCTCAGGGAGGAAAAGATCCATTCGTTTGTCATAAAAATAAGTGTGGATACGATAATAGTGATTTTTACGATAATGATATAGATGAATCTTTACGTGATTGGTTTAAAAAAGAAGATTGGGTTCGTATAGATACTCAAGGTAATATCACAGGTCCTTGTGGTACAATGAAAAAAGGTAAGGCAACTACTCGTTGTTTACCTCGTGCTAAAGCAAATAGTTTAACAAAAGCAGAACGCGCATCTACTGCTCGTAAAAAAGTAGCTGGTTCTAAAAAAGGCAAACAATTTGTTCCTAATACTAAAAAAGCAAAAGTAAAACTTAGAAAATAATGAAACATTCGGAATTAAAAGAAATGATTCGTCGTGTAGTAAAAGAAAGAGCTCTTACTGGTGCTGAAGAACGCAAAAAAGAGCAAATCGTTAAAGGAATGAAAAAATTCTTTAAAGGTGATGAATCTGACATGTACGCTATTGCTACTGATAGAGCTAAAAAATTAAAAGAAGGTGAAGACCATGAAGTATCAATGGCTATATCTAGTTTAGAAGCAATTGCCGAATCAATCATTGAACTAAGACAAAAATTGGGCACCCAAGAACGCAACATCCCAGGATGGATTCAAGATCATATTGCTAAAGCAGAAAATTATATTGAACAGGCTGCTCAGGGATTTCATGAATTACATGAAGAAAAAGATCCATTAGATTTTGTTGTATCTGAAAAAAAAGGTAAAGATCAAGATGGTGATGGTGATATAGATAGTAAAGATTGGCAAATAGGAAGAGATATTGCTATTAAAGCACAAATGGCTAAAAAGAAATAATTATGGAATTTCAATCAAAAGATGAATTAGTAGCCCATATTAGGGGTAGAGTACGCCAAATGATGGGGAAAACATCTGAACAAGCATATCAAGGTGATCCTAATTCTCCTATGAATGTGATGTTAGCTAATTTTCCTGAATTACGCCAAACATTAGAAAAATTATTAACGATGCAATATAGAATATTCGTTAATGATATTCAATGGGTAGCTCCTAAACCAACTACATTTAAAATTATCCTTCCTAATGGACAATTTTTCAATATGATTTGGAATACTGAAGATTTTATTGTAAAAATATTAGGAAAAAGATACGACATGCTAGTGCTTAAAGAGCGTGAAAGAGCTACTAAAGCACTATCAAATCTATTACAATACAGCCCTATAAATGCCAATTTATCCCCTGAAGACCTAGCCCAACAAAATTTAACCCCAGCTAAAGGAGAACCATTAGGTGAACCACCAGCTCCTCCTACAGAGGAACCAAGCCCTTCAGTATAAATTCATCCATAAAAAGGAATATGAAGTTTAAAGCAAACGAAATAAAAGCCTCTAGCCTTAAAGTAGGGGTTAAGTATGTTCTCGGAACACCAATGGGGAAATTAAACGAAAAAGATATTGTAGAAGTTAAAAGCATTACTGCTTTTGGTAATGATATTCAAATAAATTTAGAAAATCAAAACGGAGTTAAGGATTTTATTATATTAGATAGAAGTGACGATATTAAATTAGTTTAAGATAAATTTGGATAACCAAAATATTGTTCGTATAGTTACTGTTAAACAATCTCATTATGAGTAAAATAAAAAAGAAAAGGCTATTTTTTGATATAGAAACTAGCCCCAACATTGGTTTTTTCTGGCAGTCTGGATATAAACTAAGCGTACCTTATAGTAATATTATTAAAGAAAGAGCGATTATTTGCATCTGCTATAAATGGGAAGGTGAAAATAAAGTATATTCTTTAAATTGGGATGAAAACCAAGATGATAAAGTAATGCTAGAAACATTTATGAGCATTGCTAATGAAGCTCATGAAATGGTAGGACATAATGGTGATAGATTTGATTTACCTTGGATTAGAACACGCTGTTTATTCCACAGAATACCTACATTCCCTAGCTACACCACAATAGATACACTAAAACAAGCACGTTCTAAATTTAAATTTAATAGTAATCGTTTAGATTATATTGCTAATTATTTAGGCGTTGGTGGTAAAACAGAAACTGGATTTGATTTATGGAAAGATATCGTATTAAAAAACGATAAAACTGCTTTAAAGAAAATGATAGAGTATTGCAAAAATGATGTTGCGATACTTGAAAAAGTATACCAAGAACTTTCTAACTACATTCCACATAAAACACATTATGGAGCTTTATTAAATGATGATAAATGCTCATGCCCTGAATGTGGTTCAACTGATTTAAGATTCTCACAAAAACGCTACACAGCAACTGGAATGGCAAGAATTCAATTACAATGTAACAGTTGCCATAAGTACCACACAGTATCTAACAGAACTTATGAATCTAGTGTAGCGGAATAGTAACCTAACACATATTTATATACATGAAACTAAGCGAGTTTAGGAAAAGTCTTATCCTTGAAGTAAAAAAACTCATCAGGGAACAGGCTATTCCTATTAGTCGAGCTGATTTAGTTGATCTAATTAAAGCTACAGACCCTCGCAATTCAGGTAAAGGTGAATTCTTTACTGTAACATTTGTTAAAAGAACAGATGGTACTACTAGAGTATTAAATGGTAGATTAGGTGTTAGACGTTATTTGAGAGGTGGAAATTTATCTTATGATGCTGCTGAAAAAGAATTATTACCTGTTTATGATACTAAGAAAGCAGAATATAGAATGATTAACCTACGTAGCATACTCTCAGCTAAAGTAGGTGGTAAAGAGTATATTGTAAAATAAAAATTAAAAATAATAACTAAAATGTCAAAGCAATTTATTTCCGAAGCACAAAGAATGCAAAAACTAGCTGGCATGCCAATCAATGAAATGGCCCTCCCAGAAATGGCTCGTACAGCAGGTACTGGTAATGCTATTACAATTACTGAAAAAGGTGAAGAAATTTTAAAACAAGCTAAAGCTACAGGATCTGTTCCTGAAGGTATCAAAGCTAGACAATTAGAAATTTTAGTATTCTTGAAAAAAGCTAAGAATGAAGGTAAAAGAGTACAAAAAGTTGACTATGCTAAAGAAAAAGGAGTAGAACAACCACAAGTAAATGCTCTATTCAATGACTTATCAGTTAAAGAATTAGTAGCTGCTGAAGGATATACTTCAAAGCAACAAGAACCAAAATCGTCTAGACCAAAAGTTGATACTGATGCTATCATGTCTCAATTGGATGATTTGGATATTGAAGAATCAATGAGTGAAGAATAAACATATAGACTAGATTCATAGCCTAGTCGCTTCGCAAGAAGTTTTTACTGTATAAAAGCAGCTGTGGCGCACATTATGTGCGCCACTTTTTTTTTGCTTTGGGGAAACCAAATAAAAATAGTAATTTTAAAAATATAATAAATCTATATGGACAAAAGAATCGTAATTGTAGGAGCAGGCGTAGCTGGTATCAACGCGGCAACTAAACTTGTAGATAATGGATACCCTGGAGAGTTAATTACTATTATTGACAAGGGTAATGATCCACATCACCGTAGACCTGAAGAAGTAATGACAGGTATGCTAGGTGCTGGTGGATGGTCTGATGGCAAATTAACTTATCACACAGCAATTGGAGGTCAATTATCAAAATATTGCGGTGAAGAAAAAGCAATGGAATTAATGGACCAAGTAATCCAAAATTTTAGACGCTTCCACCCTAAACCAGAGGAAATTTTTATGTCTAATCCACAGGAGGAACCTGAATTTATTAAACCACACTTTGGCCTAAGAATGTTCCCAGTATGGCATATTGGCTCTAATTATTTACATGAAATTGCTAAGGCATGGTATCAATATCTAGTTGATAAAGGTGTTGTATTCCATTGGAATACTGATGTTTATAAAATCAACTTCAAAGAAAATATTGTACAGCTTCGTAAACTTAATTCCCATTTAGTAGCAGTATCTTATGATAATTTAATATTTGCTGTAGGAAAATCAGGCATTGATTTTGCACAAAAACTATCTAATGACTACCACTTACCTACTGAACCTAAATCAGTACAAATTGGAGTTCGTTTTGAAGCACCACAAAAATACTTCCAAAAATTAATTGACGTGTCCTATGATTTTAAGCTTTATCAGAAATTTGATAACGTTTCTCTTCGTAGTTTTTGTACTAACAATAACGCTGCTTATGTGGCTGTTGAGCAAACTTATGGTGATATTAGTTATAATGGCCACGCGAAAAAGGGGGAAGAATTCAGGAACGATATGACCAATTTTGGTATATTGATGGAAATTAAGGGTATTGAAGATCCATTTAAATGGAGTAGAGATGTAGTTAACCGACTCCAAGTTGATGATCACGGAGGTATATTTTATAGTCCTGATGAAAATCGTTTACCTTCACTTACATCTGAAGGGGCTCCTGTTAAATCTTTTAAAGTAAATAACTTAGGATTATTTAAATATGCTTTAGAAGAATATGCTGATTATATAATCAATTTTATTGATAACATGAATGAAATATTTCAATTTGGTAATGATTATGGTTTTTATGCCCCTGAAGTAAAATATCTATCACCTGAGCCTTTAGTTAATTATCATGATTTGTCACTAACAACATTCCCTGATGTACACTTTGTAGGTGATGCATTAAGTGCTCGTGGCATTACAGTTTCAGGTGCACATGGTATTTATGTAGCTGAAGCAATTATTAGAAAAGAAATACTTATTGATTTAATGAGCACAGGTAATTAAATTTGGGGCACTAAACTTATAATTATACCTTTATAGTATGGAAGAAAGAAGAGGTAGACCAAAAGAAATAATACAAGGACCTGCTCCACGTAAATTTACTCGTGTATACGAAGATGAAACTACTATTGAAACGTGGAAATTTGATTTAGATAAATTCAATAAAGGTCCTATTGAGGTAGATATCAAATATAAAGCTGGCGCTGAAAAAAAGCTAAAACAACAAGCTAAAGAAGTTAGACAGCAAAAGAAGATAGCAAAACAAATGAAAAAAATAAATGAAAGACAAAATGGAAAAAGTAGTAAAAACAACTGATGGACACACTTTATTTTTATTTCAAACAACACGCTTAGGTCATGATGTTATGGACAAAAATGACCCTAAAGCAAATGAAAAAATCTGGGTACTTCATAGTACTGAAGGACCAGCATTGATAACTCCAAACAATAAAAAAGAATATTATTTCTTTGGAATATATCAAGGCAACAATTCAGAAGTACTTAAAGATCTAAAACGCCACCACACAGGATTACCACCAGCTAAAAACCCATTATTTAAAACTCGCTTATAATGAGAAATTATTTTGATTATTGGTACAAACGTACACTAAAAGACGGTCTTAAAGCAATAAAAACAATTATTGGCCTAGGACTATCAGTTGGATTAGGATATGAAGTTAGTTTACCAATTGGGATTATGTTTTTTGGTTGGGTATTAACTGAATCATTAATTGAAAAAAATTAATATGAAGATAGGATTTGCAGGAACAATGAGTGTAGGTAAAACCACATTAGTAAAAGCACTAAGTGAATTACCTCAATTCAAAGATTATTATATAGCTACTGAACGTAGTAAATATTTAAGTGATTTAGGAATTCCATTAAATACTGACTCTACTACTCCCGGCCAAATTATATTTTTGGCCGAGAGAGCTAGTGAGGTATTACGTGAAAACGTATTAACTGATCGTACTATATGGGATGTATGTGCTTTTACTAAAAACGCATTATCAATAAGTGAACTTAATAAAACAATACTAGTAGATGCTGCTATGTTATTGAAAGATCAATATGATTTTGTATTTTATGTTGATCCTCGTGGTGTATCTGTTGAAGATAATGGTGTGAGAACAACAGATTTAGCATATAGAGTTAAAATTGATAATACTATACGCGAACTACTCAACGAATATCCGCCACATCGTTTAATAGAAATCGAAGGAACGACAGAAGAACGTATCAAATCCATATTAGAAACAATAAATAAATATTTATAGCAGACACAAACTATACACAAATGAAAAAAAGCGAATTAAAAGAATATATTAAAGCACAAATCCGTGAAAAATTATATGCTGGACCTAGCTCAGTAACAGCTGCTAAAACGGATCCTGATTATGGAAGATTAAAACCACAAGATAAAACTGATATTGAAAAAACACTCAAAACAGGTGGTTCAGTTGAATTAGAAGAAATGGCTCGTCAAGCCACTGTAGTTAAAATTGATCCTGATTTTAGAGAAAAAGCTAAAGAGATTAAGACAGGTGGTCCTATTAGTCCTGTAAAACTAAAAGACGTATTGGATTTCCTTGAAGGAAAAACAGAAACAACTGGTCCTGCAATAGCTGCTGGTGTTGGATTTCCTGGTAAAATGCCTCGCATATATCCTATATATAAAGCATTATTAGATGTGGGTGCTCTTACTGGTACTTCAAATGAAAAAACAGAAGAAATTCCTAACACACCAGAAAATGAAGAAGCAGCAGAACTTTTCTATAGTGATGTTTATGATAAATCAAGTGCTGAACCTGAAGAAGATGAGTTTGAAAAAGAACCAGAAATGGGAAGCGTTGAAAAGTCTTCTGCATCTACATTAGACGCAACTACTCAAAAAGCAACTGAATTTACTCTTGATAATGGAGATTTGATTCAATCTGTAATTAAAGCTTATAAAGATTCACGTATTCGTCTTGGTTCTCTTCGTGAAGAAGAAGGTGATCTAAGTGCTGCTGATTATAAAAAAGCATTAAAACAAAGTAAAGAAGCTGGTGTAGAACGTTTACAAGTAAAACTTAATAGTTTAGTTGATAAAATATCAAATCTAGAACCTGAAGTTCAAGATAAAGTATTAAAAATACTTGATTACAAATTCAAATCAGTAAATGCCAATAAATTAACAGATGTTATTGCTAAAAAGTTAGGAAGAACCCTTGAACCTACTAATATTGATACTGAAGAAGATGAAATTATTGATTTAGATGATGAAGAAATCAATGAAGACTCAGGAGTAGAAGATGTTAATTACGGAGATAAATTTAGCGATTATGAAAATGTGTATGAAGCATTAGCAAACGCTTTAAATGAAATAACAAAAAAGAGATAAATGAAAAAATTAGTTTTACCGTTAGTTATTGTAGTTTTATTAGCTTGGATTTTTGTAAATAAATGTAATGATAATAGTTTGTTTGTTGAATTTAGAGCTACACAAGACAGTTTAAATTATATTGTTGATTCTTTAAAAGAAGATAATCATCAAAAAGATTTACAAATAGGTGCTTTAGAAGAATTAGATTATGATTTGCAAAATCAATTAGATAAAGCTAAAGCTAAAGTTATTATTGTAACTAAGTGGGTTGATTCATCTAAAGGCAAAATTGACACATACTCTGAGACAGAACTTATTACCTCATTCAACAACCGATACCCAGAAGACACAATTACTAATCCTCTTCCACTAGCACAACCCGTACTTGTAGCTGCTGCTAAAGACTTAGTTGAATTAGATGGAGCTAAACAAACATTAGTAATAAAAGATAGTATTATTGCATTAAATGAAGAAAGAATATTTGTTAAAGATAGCACTATAATGAAATTTGAAGAAAAAAATTCTAATAATAAAATTGTAATTGCTTTACGTGAAAAACAAATTAAAGATTGGCAAGATCAATATAGTCAACTTCAAGCACAAAATAAGAAGTTAAAACTTAGAATGCAATTGACTAAAGTTGGTGCTGGTTTAGCAATAGGTGGATTAACATTTTTATTAGTTAAATAATATTCTTGCATTCCCATACAATGAGCTCAATCATAAAGATTGAGCTCTTTTTTTAGTTATATATTTATATATAAACGCATTAATGAGCGATCAAAATATTAAAGACATAATCAAGCAGGAATACATTAAATGTATGACTGATCCTGCCCATTTTATGAAAAAATATTGTATGATTCAACACCCAACTAGGGGCCGCATACAATTTAATTTATATCCATTCCAAGAAAAAGTATTATACCAATTCCAAAAAAACAATTACAATATAGTACTTAAATCACGCCAGTTAGGTATCTCCACTCTTGTAGCTGGTTTTTCTTTATGGATGATGTTATTCCATAAAGATAAAAACGTGTTGTGTATCGCAACTAAACAAGATACAGCTAAAAATATGGTTACTAAGGTAAGATTTATGTATGATAATCTACCTTCATGGTTAAAAGGTGCTGAGAAACCTTTGGAGAACAACAAACTTTTACTTAAATTGGCAAATGGTTCTCAAGTAAAAGCAGTTTCAGCAGCAGGTGATGCTGGTAGATCTGAAGCTGTATCTTTGCTTATAATAGATGAGGCCGCGTTCATTGACAGTATTCATGAGATATTTGCTTCTGCTCAACAAACGTTAGCTACGGGTGGTGGTTGTATTGCATTATCTACTCCTAACGGTACGGGTAATTGGTTCCATCAAACATGGCAGAAAGCAGAAATTGGAGATAATTCATTTGTGCCTATTAGGTTGCCTTGGAGTGTACATCCTGAAAGAGATCAAAGCTGGAGGGATAGACAAGACAATGATCTAGGAATTAGAATGGCTGCTCAAGAGTGTGATTGCGATTTTGCAACATCAGGAGATACAGTATTTGAACCAGAAATTATAGGTTGGTTTGAAGCTAATTTAATGGAACCTCTTGAAAAGAGAGGAGTAGACGGCAACTTATGGATCTGGGAACAACCAAATTATAATAAAAGTTACTTAGTAGTAGCCGACGTAGCTAGAGGAGATGGTAAAGATTATTCTGCATGCCATGTCTTTGATGTTGAATCTGCAGCGCAAGTAGCAGAATATAGAGGTCAAATTGGTACTCGTGATTTTGGACATATGTTAGTTGGTTTAGCAGCAGAATACAATGATGCTCTACTATCAATAGAAAATGCTAACGTAGGTTGGGATACAGTACAAACAGCAATTGATAGGGGATATAGAAATTTATATTATTCCCCAAAACAAGATGCAATGACATCTGATCAATGGGCTAGACGATATGAAAATGACGCTAATTTAGTAGCTGGTTTTACAACATCTGTAAAAACTAGACCACTAATGATTGAAAAATTTAGAGAATATGCTCATGAAAAATCATGTGTTATACGCTCAAAACGATTAATAGAAGAAATGAAGGTTTTTATTTGGAAAAATAGTAAAGCACAAGCTCAAGATGGATATAATGATGATTTAGTAATGTCATTCTCTATGGGCTTGTACCTACGCGATACTGCATTAAGATTTAGAAAAAGTAATATAGAACAAGATAGAGCAATAATGTCTGGATTTTCAATTGACAGAGGACAAATAAACTCATATAATGCTTTTGGTAATGGACAACCAAACCCATATAAAATGCCTACAGACCACGGTTCTGAGGATATTAGTTGGTTATTAGGATAAAAATATTTATACACATGGTAGACACATCTTTATTTGGTAGACTCAAACGATTATTTTCAACTGATGTAATTATACGCAACGTTGGTGGTAATCAAGTAACAGTAATCGACACAGATCATATACAAGCAACAGGAGTTGTACAAACAAATATGTACCCTGACAGGTACCAGCGCATATACACTGGCGGTTTAGGTACTTATGTTGGTAATGCTCCTTATTCTAACTATACTGTATTAAGACCTCAGTTATATAATGACTATGAAGTAATGGATGGTGATCCAATTGTAGCATCTGTATTAGATATTGTAGCTGATGAATCTACACTTAAAAATGGTGCAGGTGAAGTATTAGCTATTAAATCACCTGATGAAAATATTCAAAGAATATTGTACAATCTATTCTATGATGTATTAAATATTGAATTTAATCTTTGGGGATGGGTTCGTACAATGTGCAAGTATGGTGACCTATATCTACATCTCCATATTGCAGAAAAATATGGTGTTTACCAAGTAATTCCTCTTAACGTATACAACGTAATCAGAGAAGAAGGACTTGACCCTAAAAACCCAGCGTACGTACAATTTAGAGTATCACCAAACGCTGCATACTCTGGAATTATAAGCCCATCATCAGATAATGATGTGGTGTTCCAAAACTATGAAATAGCAAACTTTAGACTGTTAGGAGATTATAATTTCCTTCCTTATGGTCGTTCATACATTGAACCTGCTCGTAAAATATTTAAGCAATTAGCATTGATGGAAGATGCAATGTTAATTCACCGTATTTTAAGAGCACCTCAACGCCGTGTTTACTACGTTGACACCGGAAACATCCCACCAAATGAAATTCCTCAGTTCATGGAAAAGTTGAAAACACAAACTCAACGTACTCCATTTACTGACCCTAAAACTGGTGAATATAATCTTCGCTACAACATGATGAATGTAAATGAAGATTTTTACATACCAGTTAGAGGTGGAAACACAAATACTAAAATTGATACATTACCTGGTCTTGAGTATAATGCAATTGAAGACGTTGTTTACTTAAGAGATAAAATGTTAGCTGCTATGAAAGTTCCTAAGGCATTCTTAGGATATGAAGCTGATGTTGAAGGTAAATCTACACTAGCACAACAAGATATTCGTTTTGCTCGTACAATTGAACGTATACAACGTATTGTTGTTAGTGAATTAACTAAAATCGCGTTAGTACACTTATATTCTCAAGGTTATACTGATGAGAATTTAACAAACTTTGAACTAGAATTAACGACTCCTTCTATCGTTTACGATCAAGAAAGAATTGCGTTAATGAAAGAAAAGGTTGATTTAGCTAAAAATATTATGGATGCTAGTTTGTTCCCAACTGACTACATTTATGATTATCTATTCCATATGAGTGATGACAAATATGAGGAAATGCGTGATCTAGTAGTTGAAGATAAAAAACGTATGTTCCGTCTATCACAAATTGAAAACGAAGGAAATGACCCGTTAACTAGTGGACAATCATATGGAACGCCACATGACTTAGCCTCATTGTATGGTAAAGGTCGTAACGGGGTCGGAGTGCCGCCTGCCTACGATGAGTCTAACCCTATTGGACGTCCTCAAGAAAAAACATCTGTTTATAACACTCAAAAGCGTGTATTAGGTAAAGATCCATTAGGTAAAGAAGTAGATCTTCAACCGGATTCTGCTAGAGCTCCTGAACCTAAAGGTGGTTCACCACTAGCTTTAGAAAATACTAAAGCGGTATATGCTCAAAATAAAAAGATGCTTGAGGAAATGTTTAAAAAATCTAATGTATTCGATCAAAAGGGTAACAATTCTTCATTGCTAGACGAATCAAACATCAAAGATATATAATAAAATACATATTTATAATTAGTAAATTTACAGTGTGAAACTAAAACATAACAAATTTAAAAATACTGGTATTTTATTTGAGCTCCTTACCAGGCAGATCACAGCAGACATTATGTCTAATAAAGAATCTGCGGCCGTAGACATCGTAAAAAAATATTTTTCACGCGGCGAATTATCTAAAGAATATAAGCTATATCAAACCTTAACTAAAGCAATAGCACTTAGTGAGGTTAAAGCAGAAAGCATTATCAATGCTACTATTAAATTATCAGAGCGTTTAAATCGTTCTAATCTTCGTAAAGAAAAATATAACTTAATTAAGGAAATTAAAGAACATTACGATTTAGAGGAGTTCTTTAAAGCAAAAATCCACAATTATAAAGCATACGCTGCTGTTTATAACTTAATTGAAGCTCACATATCAACTGAATTTATAGAACCATCATTTATTGTTGAAAATAAAGTAACTTTACTTGAATTTTTAACACAACAAGATGTAAATAAAAATAAAGTTGAGGATCAAGTAATGCTTGAATATGCTTCTCAAGATAAAGCAACTCGCGCATTGATTTCTAAAATAATGATTGACAAGTTTAATGAAAAATATGCAAACTTGTTACCTGAGCAGCGTGAGGTATTAAAAACTTATATTAATAAGATTTCTAATACTGTTTCTTTACGTGAATATATTAATAACAGTTTTGAAAATATAAAAAAATCTTTGATGGAGTTACAAGATAAAGTAACTGATCAAAGAACACAGATTAAGCTTAAAGAACTATCATCAATTATCAAGCCACTTGATAAAAATGAATCTGTTAAAGATGAAGATATCCTTAATATTCTTCAATTCCATGAGTTAATCCATGAAATCAAAACATTATGATTCCTAATAAAGTAAAAAAATATATTGACGAGCTTATCCATGAAATGATAGAAGAAATGGATGGAGCTACGTCTACTACTGCTAGTGCTGGTGGTGAATACAATAGTAAATATTTTCTTAAAAGACCAAAGAAATTAGAAGAAAAAACCCCTACTTTAGCCGCAGGCAAAGCTAATATTAGTTCATATACTAAAGACGGATTTGAAAGAGTACCTGAGGGAATGCCATCTGATTCTAAAATATATGATTATAAACAATTTCCTGCAAAGCCTGCTCCTAAAAAAATTAAATTGTATAAAGAAGCAACAGGAAATGTACCAAGTAAAGGCAAGAAAAAAGGTGCAAAAAGATTTATTCCATCTGAATTTGAATTTCCTTTATTTTTACTTGATCCTATCAAAATAGGTGACACCTCTAGAGTATATTTTAGAATAGCTACTAACAATAAAGGAGAATCAATATTAATGATTGATCCTTTAGTAAAAGTATCTTTAGATGCCATTGAAAGAGGCAGAACCTCATTTGAAAAAGAACAAAAGCTTTCTGAGTTAACTAGATTTATAAAAGAAAAAGTTCCTAATGGAATTAGAGGATTGATAAAAAAAGCATCTCAAGGAGCTAAAATAGCAGGAAATAATTTTATTCCATTAAATCTTATCTTGTCAAAAGATGAGAGTGAAGGAGATGATAAATGGTATGTTAAAAATCCATTTATGGGAGGAAAAACCAAAATAACACCAGGTGGTATCCAATTTTTAAAAGATATTAAAATAGATAAAAGCAAAGGAAAAGGAAGAGAAGATGAAATATCTATGCTAATTTGGTTATATAAAAATCAAGATAATGATGTTACTTTAAGTGATTTCTCAGAAGAAACAGACAGGCCTATACAATCAGTGTCAGCAATAGCTAATAAACTTACGTCTAATGGCTATGCAGATGTTGAGAAAAGTGAATATAAGGACATTAATGTTAAAATGTATGAGTCTTTGAAAAATATGATTGAAACAGAACTATTGAATGAGATTTCATATCGCCGTTTTAATGAAAACGTATCTAAAATTTCTTCTGAGCGTAAAATTACCCGCGCATTAAATGAAGTTAGAAAACGTATTAGAGAAATTGAACAAGTAATTGAATATTCTAACAGATTAAAGACTGAAAATACAATTAAAAAAGAATCATTTTGGACTTCTAAAACAGAGCAATTAAGTGCTCTATCTGAAAGACTAAATGATTTATCAAATAAAATTAGAAATTTATCACAATAATTAATATATGAAAGACGATAAAAAAATCTTAAGTAAAGAAGAACTCAAGAAAAAACTTGACGACTTAGGTGAAGAAATTAAATATCGCGTTGCGGAAGCTAAAAAATCTGACGATAGTGTAGCTAATGCTCACAAAACAGACATTGGTGAATTAATGAAAGGCTATCGTAGCATGAAAGAGGCTTACAACAGAATGTTAAAAACTGAACAAGAATCTTTACAACTTGAAGATATTTTATCATCTTTATCTGAAGAAAAGGAAGAAGATCCAAAGAGAGTTGAAGAAAGAGAAAAACTTCATGAAGATAGAGTTAAAGCTTTTGACGAGCTTATGGACCTAGTTGGTAGTATCAAGGCAGCTTTACCAAAAGCTAAAAAACAAACCGAAGTATATTACAAAAAGAATCCAAAATCATATGCTATCGTGTTTGCTACTGACGATATTAAAGAAAATCTAGCAGATATTTTAGAAAAACTTACAGGAAAAGAAGAAAAAACCGAAGAATAATGAAAAGTATTAGCGTACAATACCAAGAGTTAAAAGAAGGAAGAATGACTCAACATCAATTTTTGCGTAATGCAAGAATGTTATTCCCTAACTTTGTAACTAACCATAACTCATTTGATGATTCCGTTAAGATCCTTAAAACTAAAGGATTATTAAACGAAGGTAATGCCGTTAAAGGCACCCCTGATAAAGCCCCATCATATGACTACCCAACCCAACCAGGCAAGTACATGAAAGTTGTACAAGAGCCAGAGGTTGATGAACAAGATGGTATTTATCCTGCTACTACTGTAACAGATATTCCTAAGGAAGAAGTTAGTAAGCCAATTAAAAGCAAAAATAGACCTGATGGTTTAGAACCTGCTAAAGATAAGGATAAGAAAAACGAAATGAAGAAAATTCGTATCGTTAAGGAATCTAAAAAAAGTTTAACTGAACTAACCTCAGTTAGTGATAAAGAAATCCAAAGTGGTGAATTTAATTCTTTAAAAAATATTCAAAAAGACTATTTATCTAATCACCCATTATCTATTCAACCTACCTCTTTTTCAGGAGATAAAGAATCTCCTCTTAAATTAACTGATCTAAGATGGTACAATAATCAAGATAATACTTTTGGATTTACTATGACCTTTGATCGCCCAGGAAATAGGGATGAATATATTGATATTACTTTTTATAAAGATAAGCAAAATAATCCTGTTAAAAACATACGTTTAACAGATAAAATACAAGGTTCATGGAAAGAATATAAAGATGATATTATTGGATATTTAAATAAAGCAATGAGATCAGCTCAAGTTGATAGTAAATATGTAGATAGTATCATTACTACTTTATCAAGAATGACTCCTGAAAAAATAAGAGACACTAATGCTTTCAATGAATCAAACATTAAAAACAACCCAGTAGATGATAGTGATGATGCTGCTTTTGATGCTATGATTGAAAAAGCTAAAGCAGAAGAAGAAGCAGAAGAAGCAATTAAAAGCGGCTTTGGAATTCAAGATCCATTAGAAGAAGCAGAAAAAGAACTTGCAACACCTGATGTTGAAGCTATTAAAAAGCTATTAATGCAAAATAATATGCTTGTAAATAGACTTAAAACAGTAGGTAATCCTGTAGAATTAGAAGACTTAACAGATGAAATTCTTGGCCTTGTAGATCCAAAAATCCTCCAAAATATATCAGGAGCAAGAACAGCAGTAATGAATGCACTTAGAAGAGCATCAGAGGAGGTAAAAGGAAAACCAAAATTTAGTCCTGGATCAATAAGTAATTCTTATGAAAAAGCTCTTCAAGGTAAATTTCGCTCACCTGGCGCTAGTGGTCCTGGAGAGTCTAGCAATAGATTAAAAGAAACCATTAAAAAAATGGTTAACAAGGTATTAGATGAATATGAAAAAGGAGATGAAAGTGATGAAGCTCCTTCTAATAGAGAAGCTGTTAGTGAAATTGTAGAAATAATGATTGATAGATTAGAA